TTCTTCTACATATTTGTTATAGATAAATCTACAATCATTTAAATGTTTATCTTAAAGCAGTTTTTGAGCACTATCAGGCTTTAGTTCAAGAACTAAACCTCTGATAATCTTAGTCATTCAAATTCCTTTATTTTTATATAAATATTATATAATATATTTATCAGAGTGTATATATGAGCCTAAAGGCACATATTTTTATCCGTTGTTTTCTTTATAAAATAAGGGCACATAAGTGCCCTTTTTTAATTAATCGGTTGAAAGACTGAAAACAATTTTTCCTTCTTTAAAATAGAAAAGTTTTTTATGATCTTTACTATATATAAAAGAACTATTAATTTTTTCAGAAATTGAAGAAATTGGTTCCCACTTTGTTGTGTATGAATAGACGGTATCGTTTTGAATATCCCAAATATCTGAATTATCAAATATTCCCTTTGTTTCCTCTAAGATAAAATAACCAGGTTGAGAACACATACCAAAACCAATCTTTGAAGGATTATTTAGCATTGTGTTAATGTTTTCCCAAATTTCATCTGTCATATCTGAAGGTTTTGTTTTAGGCAATTCATAAGAAATTTGAGCAACAAAATCTGTTCCACCCATTTGTGTGGTGTCAGCGATTATTTTATTTCCTTGTCTTGTTACTGAAATTTTTGCAGAACTTGACCACTGGTTTTTTGTTAGGTTTCCTGTAAATGTTGCGAGGACATAAACACCTCTCCATTCAGCACTTCCACAGTTGAAATCATACATAATAGAGAACTGATAAGGACCAGTACCTGATGGACTCATAGGACCAGAATTTTGAGAACCACCATTTCTGATTACTGAAATATGATGTTCTTTTCCGTTGGCGTCTTTCATAAAGCCAACAATAATAGACATTTGGTCATCATCTGAATCGGTTCCAACACCTTTAATTCTTAAAGAATAATTTGTATATTCCTTATCTGAAATATAACCAACGTATGGAACAGTATTTATTGAGTTTTTAATAGCATTTTTAGAACTATCAAAAGACCAAGCTCTCATTGCAGATTGAATATCAGATGAAGCACTTGAATAGTTTGAAGAGTTGTACTGAACATAATTTGGATTATGAGCAAATCTATACCAACTGTTAAATACGTCTTGTAAAGTCATTGGTTTTGTGGATTTTCTTTCTGTAAGCTCTTCAGCATTTGTTGCGACAGAAACTTCGGTAACAAGGTCAATGCCGGTTAGCTGATTTCCAACTAATCCAAGAAATTGTCCTGGCATTAAATCTTTTGATATTTCGGTTTTCATTTCTGCTTTCGTAAAGTGGATTGATGTGTCTGAGGTGTGTCCAACATCAGTTGAACTATTGCCAATTGCTGATTGTATTTTTTGATCAACATCTTTAACAGCATCCGAAAGAGCTGTTTCGAGGGCATTATTGGCATCCTCTAAAATTGTAAGTTGTTCACTCAAAGAAGAGCTTGCTGTTTTTAAATCTTCAATATCTTTTAAATGACTTTTCTTTATTTCTTCATCAACAGCATTTAATTCCGTTTTAAGAGTTGAAATTTTGTTTCCTAATTCCTGAACATCGGTTTTGTGAATTTCGTCTAGCGCCTTGTCAAGTTTTTCAAGGTCATCTTTGTGTTTCTCACGTACCAAATCGTTATAGTGTTTTAGACCTTCTTTGTCCAAAAATTCATAATTCATATAAACTCCCCGTTTTATATGTATTTATACGTAAAAAATGTTCTACGTAGAACAATTTTCCACATTGCTAAACGTAGAACAAAAAAGGGAACCCAAAAGAGTTCCCAAAAAAGAATATTATATTTTTTTTTATTAAGCACCTGCAACGTTAGGTGTATTGTCTTCAATATGAGATGTAAATAATGCCTCAATCTCAGCTTCAGTTACAACCTCATAAGAGTCTAACTTAGCCTTATCTGCAGCACTCATTAAACCAGCAGCATCAGCAGTTGCTTCACCGTAAGTGGTTACATCAAAGGTGCCAGAGTCGATTTCAGTTTCGCCGTTCTTTAAAGCAACGGTTACAGTCTTAACAGAAGTATTACCAGTTACAACAGCTTCACCAGAAGTGATTTCAACGTCAATGCCTTCAACAGCATCATCAAGGCTATCTGATAAACCATCTAACTTAGCCTTGTCTTCCTTTGACATTAAACCATCTTTCTCGGTAGTTGCCTTAGCATAACCACCACCTACAACAATGCTTTCGGTGTCAATCTGTTCGCCCTTACCATTCTTGAATGAGAATACGTAAGTGGTCTTGGTAACGCCTTCTTCATCGGTAGCATCAGAAGAGGTTACATCAACACTTGCTACATAATCATTAGCAATGTCGTTTTTGATACCAGCAATATCTACTTGGGTATCACCAATCTTCTCAAATGCAGGGGTCTCGCCTGAGGTAATCCATAAGAACTCCTCGTAAACGTTTTGTGCAACATTTGATTGAGCACCCTGTGCCTTTGGAACGAAGTAAATGAAACCCTTTTCACCAGTCTCTGGGAGAGCGTCAACTAACTTAACTTCAAATGAAGTAAGTTTGCCAATCTCACCTAATAACTCGGTACGTAAAGCGCTGTCTTCTGACTGTGCCCACTCTTGGATCTTATCTTTAAATAAAGATAAAAGAGGAAGGGTAATTAACTTATTTTGTGTATCAGCCATTTTAAAAACTCCTTAAATTAGCTATTTTCTTTTTCGGTTGTTTCGGTGTCAAACATATCAAGAATATCTTGTTCGACAGCATAAACAATCTGCGATTTAAACCACTCTTTAATTAGAGCGTCATATTTTTTTAAAGCATTTAGGTCAATAATCTTGACTTTTTGCTCTTGTTGTTCTGCCATTTTTATAAACTCCCAATAAATAATGACACTTTCTAATATTTATAATTTTTTGTTTTCTTTTTTAGTCAAAATATGTTATAATTAAAACAAATATTTTAAGAGGAAACAAAAATGAACGCTAAAGAATTACTAGATTACCTTAGAGAGACCTCAAATGGTAATGTTAAAGAAGCAATAGACGTCCTCGAAACAGAATATATTAATTCAGAGGAAGAAACCGTAGAAGATGTCTATTGGTACCTTATCGATATGGCAAATAACGGAATTAAGCATTTTTAGAAAATTATTGCGATCAGTCTTGAAGCAAAATCTTTAAGACTAAAATCATTCTTAACGTATGCTACAAACATTTCGGTTTTTAAAGACTTGAAAATGTCCTTATAGTCAGGATTATCTGTTAATATAACTGTTTAATTTCATCAAGCGTCTTCATTTACCAGCACCTAAAGTAGTGTTAGAACACCAAGTGTTTCCTTCACCTAAATTAATATCTGTCATAATGACCTCCAATAAAAAAATGTATATTTCGAAATTAAAATATACACAGTATTTAAAAAATTGTTGCTTTATTATAATAGAGATCTAAATATTTTTGTTAAGAAGTGCTGAATAAAAAAATGAAGCAAATACGATTTGCTTCATTTTTAAGACAACTTTAAAGTTTTAAATCACTCATCTTTAAGGTTCCATTTGTGATGGCTGAAAGATTTTCATCATTCATTGGAATTTTTACAGTAGATGGTTTATCAACATTTAAGAAACTAAACTTTTCTTTACAGTAGTAACCAATCATAATGTATTCTTTAGTGAATTTAAAAACCGCAATCATTTTATTTTTAAAACTTAAGGAAACATATTTTTTGTCAGAAATTGCCTTTTTCCAATCAAATTCAGCACCCTTTAAGATAACATTAATCTGTTTGAGTGAATAATTTATCTTTGGTTCATATTTTGCTAAGTAAAAGTCCAAAATTTTACCTTTAGCTAAAAGTTCCTTTTCTAAATCTTTTGTTGGGTCTTTATCACCGTATTTACCCAATGATAATTCGTAAAGAACTTCTGAATTCCAAGGAATACGAATTTTGTCAAAACCCCCATTCATGCTGTAGTCGTCTGTATAACCTACTAACAACTGGTCATCCTTGACTTTTAAACACACAGCACATTTCTTACTTGAAAATCCGGCTACCTCACCTTTTTGTAGTTTTTCTGCAACATTTTGAGCAACTCTTTGTTCCTTAAAATATCCAGCATATTTAGTTAAGAATTTTTTTAATACATCATAAGTCGACTCAGCAAAACTATTGGCAGATTGTGATGATACAAAAGGAAACATACGCTTATTTAATTTGCCACGGAATGCTAAACTTGGGTAAAAGACATATCCAATTTCGTCCTCGAAGTTATAACCCTCATCATAGGCAGCGTCAGCGTCACCGTGAAATCTTGCTGGGAGTTTCTTAGTTCCCTCGAATTCCTTTCTTCTTTCATAATCCCAGATTTCATTTAAAAGTTTAAATTTCATTTTAAAACCTCTTTTTTACTTTATTTATACTTTTGGAACACTTAACATTGAAACATTCCGGGAATAATATCCTTCTAGTATTTTTTTCTGTAATAATCAGTTGAATACTCAAATTCAGAGTCAAATTTTTTACCTGCTAAATTTTCTTGCTCATCTTGGATTATATCAAAGTTTCCGATTGAGAGATAATCTGTAAACTCGGTATCAGAAATATCCTCTTCAGAATACAACTTTTTCACCAGGTCTTTCATATCATCAAAGTTTCTCGAGGAAACAAAAGGTGCAAAACATAATGCCAAGGACATTATCATATCATCGTGGCAACCATCATCTGCTTGGTATTTGTTATTGACGATAATAAACGAATAGAATTCCGTTATGGTTTCTTTATCGTGAAGGATTAATCTTTTGTTGTCAATAAAATGCTTCATTGACTCTAAAATTTGAGTTCTTGTTTTTGTGTTTGTTCTGAAACCAGGTTCACGGGAAGTTTTACCTGCAACGAACATAGCATTATAAATTCTTTGGAAATAAAGATTTGGATATTCAAAATCAAGATTAAGCATATTTGAAACGAAAGTACCAGCACCCTCGTTATTTTCAATAATCATAAATGCTTCATTATAACGTCTGCCCCATTCGTCAAGAAATTCAGGCATTATCTGATAATTGCACTTAAAGATTTGAGCACTTGCAACCTGTTCCCAAGGGAATGAAGTAACATCAATAATTTGAACAGCAAAAGCGTCAATACCACCTTTAGCAGGATCAACACCCATAATGTATTTGTGACCCTTCTTAGGTTCCGCATAAACGTTTAAGCGATTATCCCATCTTAAATCAATTTCACTTGCTGAAAATGTTTTAAGAATTTCGGCATCCAAAAGAGTGTAACTTGAACCAATAAATTCGCACCCGTAGTTTTGCTGGAAATAAACCAATCCATATTTTTCGATAACTTGCTCTCTAAATTCCTCAGGAGTTAAGCGTTTTCCTTTAGAGTTGTAGCGTGGAACATCACGCCAATCAACGCCATAAAAAAGCATACCATTTGATGGTTTGTCAATTTTAATTTCATAGGATCCGTCTTTGTTTTGTTTCTTTTCAAGAATGATATTCTTGTATTGCTCAACCTTATCATTATATTCGGTTTCAGTAAGATTTCTAAAGGTTTTTCTTTCTTTAGCACCTTTAACCATTTCGTAAAAATGGTTCATACCATTAGCAGTTGAGATAAAAAGATTTTTCTTCCAGGATAATGCGGATTGTGAAGGCATAACAGAGTCTGAAAAAGCAGAAAATACTGATTGCTTAATAAATGCGGTTTCGTCTGTAACTAAGAAATTGATAGTATAACCACGAAATGAATTTTCGGAAGGACTGTCTGTGAGAACTCTCATTTTGTTTTCGGACTCAATCGAACCTTTGTTCCAAACACTCACACCGACCCTCATCCACATCGGCAACCCGTAAAACATATTTCGGACATTATTTAAAAATTCTTTTGCAAGTTTTATATTGTTAGCACAAATTCCCATATTTTTGTCGTGGTCAAAGTTGAATAACCAAGTCATATAAATGGCAGTGGTTACCGACTTACCTGACTGTCTTGGCTGCAACGAAACAATGGTTTCGTATTCTGAAGTTAAGGCATCCAAAAACCCTTGTTGATAAGGTCTCATTTCTGGAAAATTAATTCCGTCTTTAGTTCTTATTTTGATATAATTTTCACGGAAATAGTTAAGGTCATCAGCACACTTTTTGAGTTCCTCAATATGAATTTGTGCTAACTTCATTTTTGTGAAAGGACGCTTAATTTCTCTGTCCCCTAAGAAAGCAATTTTTCCGCCATAAGCGTCAAGATAATAATTATCTGGTGTTTTCTCTGTATCAAGAATATCAAGTGCTAACTGCTTTCCTTCGTTACCGTATGATCTTAGTTTTACGAGCAGCTCGTGTGTTATTAAATCTTTATTGTTTTTATAATGCTCTATGATTTCATCTGTAAAAATCTTTCTTAGATCTGATAACATTAAAAAACTCCTTTTTTAAATATTTATAAATTTTTAGTTTTAAGAAATATTTATATTTTAAAAGGACTCAAAAAACAATAAATACATTAGACCTTTTAATAAAACTGTGTTAAAATAAATAAATGACAATAAAAAGATATTTTTTAATAACGTGTTTAAGGATAATTAGACACGTTAAACAGATCGTAATTGGAGATGGAAAAATGGATATTCTTAAAATTAAGAAAGCGTATCCCAATGCTATTCCTGGCATTATCGAAAAACTTGCAGAAGAGTTAGATAAGGAACCTTGGGAAGATGAAAACAAACTTATTTTCTTAGCACAATGTGCCCACGAGTCTGGAGGGTTTAGATTTGTTGTTGAAAATTTAAACTATTCTTTAGAAGGCTTAAAGAGAGTGTTTCCAAAATACTTTGTATATACCTATGTTCCAAGAAACCCATTAGACTATGTAAGACGACCAGAAAAAATCGCAAATGTTGTTTATGCTAACAGAATGGGAAATGGTGATGAATACTCTGGTGATGGTTGGAAATACAGAGGAAGAGGTTTAATTCAGTTAACAGGAAAACGAAATTATACTCTTGCAATGCAAGCACTTGACGTTACCGATCCTGACTATTTCAGTACCGTTGAGGGTGCTGTTAAGAGTGCAATTTGGTTTTGGAAAATCAATATGTTAAGTCGTGAACGTGATCTTGCGGTTACTACAAAAAGAATTAACGGTGGCCTAAATGGTTTAGACTCCCGTAAAGCACATTTAAACGCAATTAAAAAAGCAATTTTTGAAAAACCAAAGAAGGACACCAATAATGCCAATTAGAGTTATTAAGAAAAATGATGAAACAGAATTTTGGAATAATTCTAAAATCATCAATGCAATCATCAAGGCCGCAGACCACATAGGTGAAAGCATTCCTAACAATATTCTCACTCAAATTGCGGAGTATTGTCAAACAATGGTAAATGCCGAAAGTATTAGCACAATTAAAATTCACAGCATTGTTGTTAATGCTTTAAAACATTTTAACTATAACGATATTGCAGAAGCATATTACGGATACCGAAATTACAAAGCAACCGATTACGCTACTTGGAGAAAACTCAAGGAAGAAGCAGATGACATTATTCACTTAGGTGACCGTGAGAACGCAAATTTTGACTCAAGTTTAATCAGTACAAAGGGTTCATTAATAAGAGGTTCAACAACCAAAAGATTATATCAAGAATTTGAATTAAACAAGACAGAAAAGTTCCTAACAAAACGAGGTGACATTTATATCCACGATATGCGTGATATGATTTTTGGTTCCATCAACTGCTGTCTTTTTGATATTGGTAACGTTTTAAAAGACGGTTTCACAATGTCAAACATTCATTATAATGAACCTAAAAGCGTGTTGTCTGCATTACAGGTTATTGGAGATATTACTCTTGTTGCCACTGCTCAGCAATTTGGTGGTTTTACTCTTGCTGAAATTGATAAGGTTTTATTACCTTATGTTAAAAAGTCTTTTAACAGAAGCATTGATATTCATATTCACAGAGGTATCAATAAGTTAGACGCTGAACGATACGCTATTGAAGATACTATTACAGAGTTAAAACAAGGTTTCCAATCATTAGAATTAAAACTCAATACAGTACCTTGCTCAAGAGGCGATTTTGCATTTACAACATTAACCTTTGGTCAATGGGATACCAACATTTCTGAAAATGATAAGTTTTGGTTGAAAGAGATTGGAAAGAGTATTTTAAAAACACGTAAGAAAGGACACAACGGTGTTTCAGTAGTGTTTCCAAAATTGGTTTATCTATATGATGAAAACCAAATCGCTAATGATCAATACAGTTCAGAATTATTTGACGACTGTATCAAAACATCTGCAAAATGTATGTACCCTGATTACCTCTCTTTAAGTGGAGATATTGATCATAACAAAGTTGCTCAAGAATTTAAAAATTACGGCACTATTGTTTCACCAATGGGTTGTATTGATTACAACGAAAGAGTGAATATCAAGCGCTCAAAGTATTTTAGCAATGTAAAAATTGGTGACCTGTTTAATCATTATTACCAAAAAAATGGAAGACCTGCAAATTGGTTAGAAACCAAGTTTGAGCACTCAAAGGGTTCAAAAAAGATATTAAATGAGCATAATTTTTCAGAAAACGGTTATGCCTCATTTGATGGTGATCTAGTAAATCTTTGGGCAAGAAAATTCAAGGAAACTATTGGAAGAAAACCTTGCAGAATTGATTTTGAAGAACATTTTGGAATCCAATTCCCAAGGAGAAATGTACGAGTTGAACGAGGTTATGACGTATCGCTGTTTAACATTTGGGATTCATATTTGGAGCTTAAACTTGTAGATGACTTAAAATATTCTGGTTATACAGAAAAGATGTATAAAGAGGAATGCTTAACTGAAAAGGACTTTGTCCGCAATTCTAAATTTACCTTCAACGGTAAAACTTATGAAATTGATGTATTTTTCCCTAAGTTAAATTATGGAATTGAAGTTCAGGATTTTGCTACTCATTCAAAAAATTCTGATACCGAATATTCAGAGAAAGGATATCACAAGAGAGGACCAAAATATCACGAGGAAAAACGTGAATACGCAAAACAATTAGGAATTGAAATTGTTGATTTATGGGAAGATAAGATTAGAAGCAACGATTACGCTGATTTGAAATTATCAGTAACTCATAAAGAAGTTAAAAATACATTTGATACCTTTAGCAATGAAGTTTCTGATGTTCTTGATTTAGAAAGCTTTAATATTAGTATTCAAGATATTGATGGCACATACACAAAACTAAAGAGAATTATCAGGAATAAGAATGTTACTAATTGGCTAAAGATAACATTTGAAAACGGTGCAACAATCAGGGTTACCGAAGACCACCCATTTGTTACGGACAACGGTCAAATTCTTGCGAATGAATTAGAGACCAATTCATTTTTAATGAATGAAAATGAGGAACCTATTAAGATTACAAATATTGAGACTGATAATGAAGTTGGTTATTCTTATGATGTCCAAACGGAGTCCGAAACATTTGTATTTTCTGGAGTTGCTTCACATAATTGTAGAGCTTACCTATCTCATTGGGAGGATCCAGAAACTAAAGAAAGTATTACTGTTGGAAGATGTAACATTGGTGCTGTATCATTGAATATTCCTGTAATTATGGCAGTGGCAAAACAAGAATTTGGTTCCGAATGGAAATCAAAGTTTTGGTCACTTTTAGAAAGTCGCTTACAGACAATTAGACAATTTTTGTGCAAGCGTTATGACTTTATCGCAAGTATCAAGGCATCCACAAATCCACTTGCGTTCACTCAAGGTGGTTTTTACGGTGGTACTTTAAATCCAGACGACTGCATAGGCAATTTAACCCGTTATATGACATCAAGTTTTGGAATTACTGCGTTAAATGAAAGTACGGTTCTTTGGAACGGCAAGACAATTTATGAAGACAAATCTCAATTTGCTTCAAAAGTTATTGATTTTATATTAGAAAAGATAGAAAAATTTAAAAAGGAAGATAATCATTTATACGCACTTTATGGTACCCCAGCAGAAAGTCTTTGTGGAAAACAAGCAGTTCAGTACGCTGAGTTAACAGGCGACACCCGTTTTGGTGATTATTTCACAAACTCATTCCATTGTCACGTGGGTGCGAATATTACACCAGTTGATAAGCAGGATGCTGAGTTTGAGTGTTTCCATAAAGTAAATGGTGGCCACATTCAGTACGTAAGAATTGATAATCCAGAAAATCTTGAAGCACTTAAAACAATTATTGTTAGAGGTATGCAGAAAGGTTTTTATCAAGGTGTAAACTTTGATAGTTCACATTGCAATGAGTGTGGGTTTGATTATCAAAATGGCGGAAACAAATGTCCTCATTGTGGAAGTTCTAATACCACAACAATTTCAAGAGTCTGTGGTTATCTAGGCTATTCTAATGTTAATGGATCCACAAGAATGAATGACGCTAAAATGTCAGAAATAAAAGACCGTGTAAGTATGTAACTAAATTGAGCGATACTTTGTATCGCTCTTTTAAATTCATTATAAAAACTCTTAATAGAGGAATAAAGAGTTCAATCTAAAAGAACTCACTAAAATGGTACAAATAACAACCCTCTTCATTGAGGGTTTTTATGTTTGATGTGCAATCAAAATTCTTGATTTTTTATTAAATATAAATTATATAACCCAATGAATAAAAATATGAACCTTTAGACTATATACAGACATTGACATTCTAATAATTATATTATATAATATTTATATAAAACAAATTTTAAATAGAGGAATTTGAATGACCAAGATTATCAGAGGTTTAGTTCTTGAACTAAAGCCTGATAGTGCTCAAAAACTGCTTTAAGATAAACATTTAAATGATTGTAGATTTATCTATAACAAATATGTAGAAGAATATTTAAAAGCACTTAAAGAAAATAGAGCACCAAATTATAAGGATTATAAAGAATTGCGTACGGAGTACGAATTTCTTTTAGGTTCTTATTCTTGGTCTATCCAACAAGTTCTTTATAAATTTAAACAGACCAATAAAATCAATAGGTCAAAAAGAGCAAAAGGCAAAAAAGTTGGATTAGTTAGTTTCAGATCTAAAAAGGCTCATTCAGATTATTTTTATAGTAATAATTTAAAACTTTCGTATAATCCTGACTGTAAGTCAAAGTCATACGTGAAAATTCCAAAGGTAGGAAATGTTCATTTCAACTGTAAAAATATTAAACCTGAATTTTAAACGGCAAAATTAAGTCAGGAACTATTAAAAGAACCAAAACTGGAGTTTACAAAGTATCGTTACTTGTCGAGGTCGACAAGGTTTACGAAGACCGTGTAGAAAATGGTCATATTGGTTTAGATTTTTCTTTAAAAGATTTCTTCGTTGATAGTTTTGGTGCAAATGCACCAGAGTTCTTAACAAAGAGATCTAAGATGGAATTACTCCAAAATAAAATTGATTTTTTAAATACTGCTATTTCAAAGATGAGAAACAAATCTAAGAAAAAGCGTAAGGTCTCCGTTAAAGTCCATCGTATCACGATGAAGCGTAACAAATTATTTGAAAGAGCTCATAATATCCAAGTTGATTATATCAACAAGTTATCAAGAAATTTGTGTAAACACAATGAGCTGATAGTTATTGAGAACTTAGACCTTAAAGAAATGGCTGAACATACTTCTTATAAGGATTCCAAAACTTCCACTAAAGGTGGAAATCATGGAAAGTCTATAAGTTTGCTACAATGGAGTTATTTTCTCAAAAAGTTAGAAGAAAATGCTGAGAAGTTTGGAGACATAATTGTCTATACAGACAAATATTATCCAAGTTCTCAGGTCTGTTCTAAATGTGGAGAAAGGCATCCAGAAATGAAAGATGTTACCAACCGTACACTAAAGTGTAACTGTGGTAATATTATTGATAGAGATTATAATTCAGCAATTAATATTTTAAAATTCGGTGAGACTGTTGTTTACAACAAATCTCACCAAACTCTTGGGAAGGACCTCTCGGAGTATAAAGCCTTCAAACATCTGGATTTCTGTGCTACGCACAAGTCCCAGATGTCTGAACTAGAATTACAACTTCTGTAGTTCTAAATGGAAGCATCTACCCTTTAGGGTAGATGTAGGTCACAATTTCTTTCCAATCACAGATTTATACCTTAAAAGCATAAACTGCGGATAATCAACAGACCTATCAGAGTCTTCAAATTTAACCTCAATTCCATCGGTATCAGGGAATACAATATAATCCCCCGCAACGATATTCTCACAATTTTCGCCGGCTGCCAGAACAGTTCCAGAGCAAGGTCTCATTAAAACAGATTTCTGATAGTTAAGAATGATACCACCATTTGTGACTTCCTCATTCTTTGCAATGTCCGGCTTAATTAAAAGAAAATCATCAAGAGGTTTAAACTCCGAAGATTTCATCTTAATTTCCTGAAGCATTATCCTTCTCCTTCATAGCTGCTCTTAAAACAGAGTACACTTCCTCAAGAGCACACATCATATCGCCTAGAATGTCAAATGTCATTTCTCTTAATTGGTCATTATAGTCTGGATCATTACCAACAAGTTCATAAGCATTTAACAATCTGTCAATGCCGTCACGCATATTTGCAACAGCGACATCGGCGTCATCTAACTTTTCTTCCATAAAATCAGTCATTCTTCTTATCCTTCATTTCTACTAAAGCATCCACAATATTAGAAATACAGTCGTACATTTCAAGTAAAAGTAAAAAACTTTCATCTGAAATATCCTTGGCATACTTTGGGTCTTCCTTTACGGTATTTCTAATGCCCTCCAAACGTGAAATACGATCACGAATTTTACCAACGCATAAGTCTGCGTCACTAACAAACACGTCATAATCAGTCATTTTTTTCTCCTCAGACTTAGCGTCTTTTTAAAAACATTGTGCGACATTGCACAATGTAATATTATAATATAACAATCTTATAAAAAAGTCAATACTTTTTTTATAAATTTTTTGCCATATCTCTTAATTCAAATGCCTTTTCGAGAGTGTCGGAGCTATCCTTATCATCTCTCCACTCAGCAAATCTTGGGTGACTTAATGAATATGTTTTTGAACCAGTTGCTTTTATCAGGTCATTAAACTGAACACTCACAATCTTTCCAATGTACTTTTCTGGGTGCTTTGTAACTTCTTCAATCATTGCATCGGTCATTCCAGAGCATTGTCCGATAATGGTCTTTTCGTCATTCTCAAATAAGATGACTTTGTTTTTTCCTTCGTACTTGGTTCCTTCTGTTCCTAACTTGAAACCTGTACAACGCATTTCAACATCAACCTTTAACTTGATTTTGAACTGTTCCCTAGAGGTTCCATTCTTAAAAGTCATATTGGGGTCTTTAAGAACACCGCCCTCTAAACCTTTTGCCATCCAATTAGCAACAACTTTTAAAGCACTATTTTCATCAGAAACAACTACACTTGGAACAATATTGACAAGCTCATCTTTACCGAGAATGTTTACAAGTCTTTCAAAACGAGTTATATATTTTGACTTTGTTTTGAGGTTATATTCATCAATGCTTAGGTAATCCCAAACTGTAAAATGAATTTTTTCAAAAGGTGGGTTATTAGAATTGATTAAACCATTTCCAATTAGTCTATCTGTATCTGGTTCATCTGCTCTTCCGATAGTGAACTCACCTGTGTAAACGCCCTCAGGGTAATCTTTCATAATTTCTGAAAGCACAGGGTTTTCGTATTCTTCACCTGAACGGGTTCTAAACTTACACATACCGTTCATTACCTGTGCTTCACGATAGGTGCCATCGCACTTCAACTGAACTATTGCAGGATATTCTATCTTTACACCCTTTGAAAATGTTGAGCACCTACAATAATTTGGAGTTGGAATTAAATTCTTCCAAATCTTGTTTAATGTTTTTGACGAAACACCTAGCTTAAAGTCTCGGTCAATAATTCTGTAAAAGACGTCCCAATAAGCATTTGAATTAACAAACTTTTTGCACTCTGAAAGTGCTTTGTTTCCTGTAAACTCTCTAGCATTTAGCTTATCTAAGAGAGTAAACATATCTAATTCAGAGGTTCCATCTTCCTTGAATTTTTCAATGGTATAGGTTGAAACTCCATAAACATAAGAAATGCTATCATAACAATACTTTAAAATCTTTTTAAGCAACTCATTATCTTTGTTCTGGGTTAATAACTCTGCTTTTGCTTTTGTTGATGAGTTGCTTCTAATTTCATCTAAAATTTTAATAATGGTTTCCATTTAATTTCCTTAATCTGTCATTCTGAAATAGTAATCTAAATCTTCCTGGGTGAAACTTGCCTTCTTTGAGTAAACCCAATCACGAACCTTGTAGTAAAGGTCTGCATAAAGTTTTGAAAGTTCCATATTATCTGGTCTCTTTGGACACTCACACCAGAACCAACTTCTAAGATTTAAAGTAATTGCAAGTTCGGTAACGTACTCAATATCACTTCTCCAAGACTTGAAAGCACGTTCAAAAGTATCTTTAACTGCTTTAATTCCAAAGTGATCTGCAATGTCAAAGTCCATCTGGAATGGAGTGACGTATTCTTCGCCATTTGGCATATAACGTGGAACGTGATACATTTTTAAGTCCTCAAATAAATCTCAATTCAAATTACATTTTAATTATACATCTTTATTATAAGAAAACAACATTTTTAATTGTTTTTTGTGATAAAAATCACATTTTTTATTCCCTTAAATAAAAAGTCTTTATAAATCAAAGACTTAACAAAAATAGATCTTCAACTAAGTTATTGATTTATAAAGACTTTTTAAAAAACGTAAAAAATACTGAATAATTATAGTATGAAAACACAAAAATTTTTAAGTGAATAAAAAATAAAAAGCACCCAAAAATTGAGTGCTTTATTTTTAAAAGGATTCCTTTAATTGCTTTCGTAATATTCCTTATACATTTTTATTTCAGAACGTAGCTGTATTATATAACTTTTAATATTTTGCATATTTTGAGCAAGAATTTTATAACTTGCTGGTGTAATACAAATGTCCTTTTCCTTCAAGAAAATATCAAAATCTTTAAGGTCAAGCATTTTGGGATCTTCAAGTCTTAGTGGTTCCTTTTTAATTTCAACTGGAACCTCTTTAATTGTTGTGCAACCAACCAAAAATAAGCACAAAAGTAAATATTTCATTTTGTCGCTTCCTTTATTTCTGTGTTCAAATTCTTAACGGAATTGGTAAGAATTTTTGAAATCAATTTAGGGTGTTTTTCAGCACCCTTTTCAATTACTCCCTCAAGCTGAGAAAGTTTTTCTGAAAGTTTTGTATTTTCCTTTTCTAGCTTTATTTTTTCTTCTGCAAGTCTGTTAGAATTAGCAAGAATGAACTTAAAATTATCATTTGAATTTTTAATTTCAAGTTCCAAAACATTAACTTGTGACGTTAAAACGGTATTTTGAGTTTTAATTTTATTATAATCTATTATATAATAAGATATAACAAAACATATTATTAACGTTGCAATTCCTTTTAAATACATCAAGAATTTTCACTCCGAGATTTAAAAATATATTTATCAATAGGATAGAAAATTAAACAGCCAATACATTGTGCAATTATCAAATTTGGTACAGCAGAAAGACCAAACTGTTCAAGTAAAAAAATTGGACCCGCAAGCACAAAAGTTGATAATTGCCATCTTCCAAAATAAAGCAAAAATTTTTTAGACATTGAGAAACTCCTGAATTAACCTAAATTTCTTGGTACCAACATTTGCTTTTGTTACGTACAAATTTTTGCTATCGGTACAAACAATGAAATAAGAACCCTCAAAAAAGGAAACTCTTACATTTGTTTTGCCGTGTGTCAAAATTTTAGCACCTGATGGAATTTCAAAAATATTAATTTTAGCGTTCTTAAAAGTTCTTAAAAAATTTTTTAAATCTGCATATTTCATATAACTTCCTCATAAATTACAATAGGACCATTTTCAATGTAAGACCCAACAATGTTAAAATCAGCGTATTCCATTGCTTCTTCGTAACTCATATCTTTTGACAGCACCTTAATTATTCTTTCGTATGAGTAAACAGCTCTGTCATCAGTTGAAATACCAATAACTGCTTCATCAAGACCATCAAAAAGAATAATAGGTACCTCATTAGCGTCAGCATAAGCGTCAATTTCCTCTCTTGTCATTACCACTCCTCAAGTTTAACGGTTGCTAAAGGTTTGTTGTTAAATTCTGAAAATGCTTTACAGTCTGTTTCAATGAACTGCTTGAAATAAAAATCCTGTGAAATAGCGTCACCTGCCATTTCTGGTTCAATATCATTTTTGAAACAATAATCTGTTATGATCTCAACCAAAGGTGTATCAGGGGTTTCTGAACGTATTTCCATAATGTATTCTAGCAGCTGTTTTGTCAACTCTGCATAAAGTCTATCCATTTGCTCTTCCATTACTCAATACCTTCCGTAATTTTAACGTTTTTGTACATTTTTTTGTATTCCTGAATAGCAATCAACTCATCAATATCCAAAGGTTCATCTGTGATGTACTCAATATTGAGAGTGTTATTTTTTGATTTAATAAATTCTTTGTTATTTTCAATAGCATCCGAAATCTTTTTAACTGTGTTTTTAGGACTTACCTTAACGAACCTTTGCTCGGTATCGTCTTTAACATCAAAGTTAATAATTGGTAACCCCATTTCAATACGCTTATAGTTTACCTGTTCCTGAATAAATTGCTGTTCCTTCTTTTTCTTCTTGATAATATATATAATAGCATTATGAATAATTGTTGAAAGATAAGCAAACGCATTTACAGATTGACCAGAAATCTTAGACTTTTTTGTGTGGTCAAAATTATCAAGATATTTTAAAACCTTATAAACGGAGTCGCTCATAAAGTCATCGTAGTAAGAATATCCTCTGAACTGGGCCTTAGTGAGAATATGTCTTACCATTGTCATAACAATGTTTCCAAACTTCTCATAATTTTTTGTGTCAATTGAAGTGGATTCCGAGAGTTCAATAATTCTTGTTTTTAAAAATTCTTGGACTTCCTTTGCCTTCTTTGGATTGCTGGTCTTTTTTGTGTGCTGAAGTCTTGAATTCCAAAGAATATACTTTGCAATTCTTCGGTTCCTGATTAAAGACGCCTTTTCGTTATTAGGAATTGTCTTAGCAGTCTTGACCGTATTGTGCTCAATTCGGGCATTTTTAATTCGGATTAGAATTGATTTTAATTCTAATTCGTTTGTATAATCGTGTCGCATTTTTTATCCTTTAAAATATTTTAATTATATAATAAAATAAATATTATAAATTGTCAATACTTAAATACCAAAAAATGGAAAATAATACTTTAAATTTTGCTCAAAAAACTAACTTTATTGCAGGTAGCCCTCAATTTCAGGGAATGGAATTTTACATTAAGTCCGTTTCGTTACCTGGTTTATCTTTCTCATTAGTTGAAACTTCATCACAAGGAATGAAGCACAATCTTCCTTCTTCTACGTATTCCCACGGGGATTTAACTTTCAATGTTTTAATTGATGAAGATTTTAAGGTGTATGATTTATTTTACAATGATATGTTAAAATCAAAGCATTCCACAAGTGCTACATACGCACCAAGATTTTTTGACTTGTATATAAATGTTTATAATAATAAAGGAAATATTTTATTTACTGAAAATTTCCACAACTGCTTAATTGAAAACATCGGGGATTTGTCATTAGATACAACAGACAATGGAACCACTCAAGATATGAGTGTAACCATTAAATACGACTGGCACGACATTGTTAAAGCAAAATCGGTGCCAGAAAATAAAAATGTTTTTGATGTGTATTCTTAAAGTTCTTCTTCAAAGTCCTCTTTTAACTTCTTGGCATTGCCACTGCCATTCACAAACTCAAATTGATTTCCATAACATTTTGCACATTTAATACCTGGTAAACCGAGAGCAATCATTTTGAGTTTATTGTTTAATCTGTTATAAGCACCAAGAGTTCCACAACACTTGCAACGGATAACGTACTTGTATTTTTCTAAGTTTTGTGGTCCAACTTCGTGGTAACCACATTTTAAACCAAGAGCCTTATTAACTTTTGAAGCGTACCTTTTAAATTTTGATCTATGATTGAAACAACCTGGACAGGTGTGAATAAGCTCGTGAGCAATCGTGGAACGAAATATTGAATCACTTAAATCGGAACGCACTCTAATAATAAACTTGGTTTCTCTTTGAGAGCAATTTCCGAGAGTTGACCTTTTTGGAAATTTATCAACAACCTTAAATTCAATGTTATCTGCAACAGGAATATTCAGAGTCTTTAGGGCGGTAATCATTTCTTCAAATACTTTCATTTTTTTTCTCTCATTTCGTTGTTACATTTACATTATAGAACTTTTTATAAAATAGTCAACATATTTTAAAAATTTGTATTTAAATTCCATAAGTAATAAATAGTTTTGAATCTTAGAGTGAATATATTGGTACCTTTGCCGGTCCCCGGCGGTAACTCCAACAATGGTTTGATTGTTGGTGCCTTTACGTTTAACGTAAACAATGTGGCATCGATTTCCAACTGGAACTACGGCGCCTCTTGCTCCTCATTTCTCCGAAATAATATTCTAAGATTACTTGTGGTTTTTTGGACCCGAAATTTTCCCGCATCAAGCGTAAGAACCTTGAGCTGTCAGTAGTATTTAATTAGAACCTTACAAAGGGAGAAAATGAAATCTTATAAACATCTTATGGGAATGTATCTTTCCGAAGATAACATTGCTATTGCAGTTAATACTGCTAAAAGAGCTCCAAAAATTTTCACAACAGAAATGCTTAGGAACTATGTTCCATCAGTTGCTAAACCTGTGACTTTCTTTGACCACACGTCTCACAAGAAACGTACTATTGTGGTACCTAGTCCCACCGACTTGGTAGTTCAGCACGCTCAAATGAATATTCTTAAACCTATTTTTAGAAAAAGTTTTTATAGGTTGATTTGTTCGTCAATATCTGGTAGAGGTTTACATTCTGCTAAAAGTGCGGTTGAGGGATTTATCAGGAAACACGGCGATTATTACTTCTTGCAGATTGACATTAAACACTTTTTTGAAAATATCGATCATAATATATTAAAAGAAAAATTAAAAATAATTGCTGACTTTGAATTTAAACAGGAATTATTTAAAATTATAGACTCATACAGTCCAGGTTTGCCTATTGGATTTTATACGAGTCCGTGGTACGCAAATTTTTATCTAAGCAAATTCGACCACTGGGTAAAAGAGGTATTGAGGATACCTTTTTATTGTAGATACATGGACGATATGCTTTTCATTGAAAAAACAAAGGAAGATTTGCTTGTAAAATTTGAACTTATTAAAATGTATTTAGCAGATCTCAAACTAGAAATAAAACCAAATTTCAAAATTGGTTGTTTCGGTAATGGTGATTTTGCCGATTACCTTGGTTTCAGATTTTATGACAATAGGACAACTCTTAGAAAGAGATTATTAAGCAAAATCAGGAGAAAGGTCAGAAAGGTCAAAAAGAAAAAGCGAATGACGGTTTTTGATGCTCGTCAAACACTTCCATATTGGGGATTTTTAAAAATCACAGACACTTATGAATATTCCAAGGAGCACTTGAATTTCAATTTTAATAAGTGCCGAAAAATTATTTCTAACCACGATAAAGCAAAAAATTCAAAGAAAAAGGAACAAATTTTATTAAATACAGTAGTGAGATTTGGAACCTGAAAAAATTGGAACCTTTAAATTTCCGAAAATTACGTTTTCATCGGGGAAACATTTTCAAAAAAGAGCACTCTTTTGAGTGCTCTTTAAGCAGAAATGAACTACCTGTAGGAGCAAGAGGCGCCGTAGGCCCAGATGGAAATCGATGCCACATCGGCTACGGTAAACGTAAAGGCACCAACAACCAAACCAACGCCGGAGCTACCGCCACTGAAGAGCATATCGTCCTGGGAGTTATTAGACCACATACCGTCAGCATAGTATGTGTTCTCTGACCCGCCAACGGCAATAGGTAACATAAGGTTGTTATCAAAATTCATCTTAGTGATGTAACTGGCGCTCGCATTAGGAACATTGCCTGCTTCTGTGTATCCTTCACCTGTGGTATTATAAGGACCGTGTAACTTGATGTAATACTTACCCTTGAGGTTCATAACACCAAGATTTGGTCTCCAAACTTCACCATAGTAATTTTCCATACCAAAGACTTTGACACCAGTGTTGCCTGTGCTACCCCAGAACATACCTCTGCGGTTTAACAGACCTGTCTTGTAATTACTTGAAGCACTTGAACCACCTGTGTAATGTCCGTAACCGTAGATTTTCTGTGAATTTAGAGACTTACCCATTAAAACTAATAAGCAATTAATCAGAACTCTATCCACGTATGTTTCTGCACTCCAACCGTCACCGTTAGCCTCTGCATAATTGCACAAAACATTTTCAGCTACATTAACAGTATGAGTTTTAGCACTTAAACTTCTTAATTTTCCGTTGATAACGGTACCATTGTAAATTGGAGTGTAGAAATGGTCTTTCTCATTTCCATTGTTATCAATAAATGAATAGCACACATAGTCGTTGTCTGCTTTGTGGTCTGAAATGAAAATATCAGCACAACCATCACGACCTTCAAGTGGAACAATCTTATAATAAATTTTATTCCACTCTATCATCGCATTTCCTTCGTAATTCTCATTTGCAACGTCTGAAGGAGTTACTCCGTCTGAACGATATTCAAAATCGTCAGGATCCAAGTAATAATCGACGGTACCATCAAACTTCAACATACAAGGTCTAGGCATAAAGAATGCCTTTTTCCAAGAACCGTAATTAAAGCAGCCGTTTGAGAAATTCATAAATGCTGGTGTGGCACCAATGGCATCCTCTAAGTAAGAAACACTACAAGAGCTGTCTTGCTCTACACGAATACGGAAACCGTAAACTACATCTTTTAATTTTATACCTGAACTAATGGTGTCCTTGATTTCTTGAATTTTAGCGTCAATTTCAGCCTTAGTATATGTATCTCCTGCCATCTGAATAACCCCCAATAAATCTGTTAAGCTGGCAATAACAATAGGATTATTTTGTTCTTGCAAGTCAAAATAATCTTTTAAGTTTTCTAAAGTTATCATTATTTGTCCTCAATGTTATATAAATATATTTATAAAAACATTTAAAAAAATTATGATTGATTTAAATTCACTTAAACAGTTTACAGAGTTACAACAAGAGCAAGTTAAAGAAAGTATTTTACAATGATAAGCTTAGAAACATTATCTAAATTTACAGAGTTAACACAGCAACACACTACCGAAAATATTTTAGGCGTTGCTGACAACACAGATATTTTTAAAATTTTAGAGATAGGAAATATGTTACCAAATTACAGTAAAGCAAAAAATTTAGCACCTATTGTTAATAACGGAAAAATATTATTTTTGAAACAAGTGGAAATATAACTTACACATACACTACCGAATTTGATTGTTTAATTCATATTACTGCTCGTGCGACTGAACCTGGTTCAGCAATTAGTGTTAATATATTAGATGAAAATGATAAGACTGTCTATTGGAACGAACAACAACGCCGTGGTGCCGTTGCTCCTATTGTTTTGGATTTTTGGGTTAAGAAAGGAACTAAATTTAAAATATACGGCTACAATTGCAACGGAAAATATAATAATAATTATGACCAGACTTTTGTTGCAATTCCGCTTGAATAAAGTTTAGTCAAATCATTTTGAATAAAGTGCCTTTTTCTGGTTAAAACATTTTGAATAAAGTGCCTATTTTCTAGGCACTTTCTAATTATTCACTATAAACTGGTGAACTTGCAGTAATTACAATCTTATATCCAGTAAAGATATTGGACACATTAAATCTTCCTGTTTCAGGATTATATGTGAGTGTAATATCGGTTGCTGTGATTTCAGCGTGATTAACAGTATCTATCATTTCTGAACCATCTAAACTGATGAATGTACCGTTCAATTTGACCCAGGATAAATCACCATAAACAACGTCTGAACCAGCATTTGGGTTCTTAGGACAAATTTCAATACTTACTTCATCAGTCAAAAAGTCGGTTGTAACAGTTGTGCAAGCACTACCATTTAATCCGTTGAAATTCTGCTGTGTTCCACTCTCTTCGTTGAATTTCCAAAGATTTACACGGCAGTTGTCATCTTTGGTAATTGTATTAGGAGCAATAGCCTCAACAAATGAGAAAGTCCAATTTTCAGAAACAGCACTTACTAAAAATTCAACACCACCGTTTTCCTGTTGGCAATAACATTCGTATGTACTATCCACGACTTGACCGTTGGCGTCTTGTAAAGTAATTCCTTCAGAAATGAACTTACAGAATTTGCCAGAGTATTCCTTAATAAAGATATAATCTCCAACGGCAACACCAATGTTCAAATCAGATTTGTTCCATTTCTGTTCAACAATACTGTCATTTCTCATAACACCAAAGTTGCCATCAAGGCCAGCTGAAATTACACCATTCTTTACGTCTTCTGCACCATCAGCTATGTTTGCTCTAAGTTTAAAACGTGAACTAAGTGCTGAAACAATATAGGTTGTCTTTGTACCTTTTGTACTGTCTTTTCTTAAAAGTACACCAGAGTTATTGAAAATTGTGGACTTAGGAACAACGATTTTCTGACCAATAAATAAATCTACGGATCCAGTTTGATTTCTTGAAAACTGCCAAGCATAAGTTCCGTCTTTTTTGTAGGCATCCACATTAGCAAGACCGGTAGTATAACAGAAACCATTGACTGTAATGTCATTAAAGTTTTCGTTAGCGTCAATCTGACCTTTTAATTCGTCTTGAACATCGTCTGTTTCTAATGAACTGTTAAACTTTCCTGTAGCAACCCATGAAACTGATTTAATTTCGCCATCGTATGAAAACTGAGGAATTGATAAACCTTCTTCAGTAACAACTGGAGTCACGGAAACGTCATTTAATAATTCACCTGCATTATTATAAAAATACAGATTTACATTTGGAACTTCCTGAAATGAATTAACAAAGGTAAAAATTTTTGATGAAAAAATAGACATTATTAAACTCCTTTAATATTCACTTACACCGCTTTCGGTATTATCAATTAAAGATGGCTTATCTTGTGGTTTTTGATTATTTGAACCAGATGAACCAAAAATATTAGTTACTTCTGTTTCGGTTGCTTCTGGTGGTATAACTTTGCTATTTACAAATGATTTAAGTTTTTGATCGTACTTTTTTAATATATCTAAACCTAACATTTAAAAACTCCTGTATAAAATAATTTATAATATTTATAAAAAGAGCACTCAAAAGAGTGCTCTAAAAATTATAAATCGTCCCAATCTAATCCACTTGCAATAAAGTTGAGTGGCAAATTCAATGAAAATCTTTCTAACCCGTGGGTTTTAAGATATTCCTTAAACTGAATGGTGTTATCTTTGTTTATACTTTTCTTTGAGTTTAAATAATTAGCAACCGCAGAATTGTAAATATCCTCTGGAATATAATCATCAAGTACCAAACGTTTATTTCTTTCGTAATTTTCACGATATAATTCGTTGCTGTCCAACCACTCTTCAATGGTTCCATTTTCAATCATTTTTTGAATTGTTGTAGGACCCAATCGTGGATTTTTCCAAACGTCTTTATTACCCCTTTTATCTAAAACATTATAATTATCAATAATCAATAACTGTTCTTCAGGAATTAAATTATTAAAAGTTTTAGGTGTATAATTTAAATTATTTTCTTTAAGATATTTGGCAAAATTGTGCGAAAACTCTGTATGAAATGTAATTCTTGGAACCTCATCAGCGTCATCACCTAAGATTACGTGTTCGGTTAACCAAAAGTTCATATCACCACCTTTACTTTCGGGAGTTAACCACTTTTTTGTTAAAGGGGAAAATTGAACAACATCGCCGTGTTTTTGTGCTTGAATCATATCTTTATCGGAACTTAAAATCATCACAGGTTCCTTCTTAGCAAAATGCTTTGCTATACAAAGAATAACGTCATCTGCTTCTGCTCTAGGAACATCAACAACTCGCCAAGGAGTGTTCTCTCTTAGTTGCTCCACAAATTCATTGATGTCCTCAAATACCTCGTCAAATGGAATTTCAGACTGTTCTCTTCCTTCTTTACGTGAACCTTTGTAAGAGCTTAAAAACTCTTTTCTCCAATTTCCGTTTCTTGTATTATCAAGACAAATACACACATCACCTTTAAGTACCGAGTATTCTTCCTGTGCTTTAATAATTGCAGAAAGAATAAATGCTCTTGCAACAGGCATAAAGTCTTTTGCGTTATATTTACCCGTTTCCTCGTTTACCTTAGGGTTTACTGCATTAATAGCACCAAAAATATTCTGGAATAAAAACCCAGAAAAATCAACTAAAATCATATTTTATAATATCCTAATTATTATATAACATCATATTTATTATGAAAAAAGAGGACACTTAAAGTGTCCTCAAAAAATTAAGATATTATTTTAGAGACTGTTTAATAAAGCGTCAAGACTTCCTGACTGAGGTGTCTGAGCAGGCTGAGGAGCCTGTTCTGCCTGAGCAGGAGTTGATACATTCACACTTGGAGCATTTGCAACATCAGAAGTTGGAGTACTTGTTGTTGGCGCTGTGTTTACTGGTGTTGATGAATTACCACCAATTCCAAACAGTCCTCGACAAACCTTTTTCAGTTCTTCAGTAAGTTCCTCGTATGACTTGAATGCCTCTGGTTTCTGCATATCCTTTAATGAATATGTCTTCTGCACATCGGCAGCTCTTAAAGCAACAGGGTCACCCTTATCTGAATAGATATTTCTACCATTAGGTAACTGAATAAACTCTGAATTGTCATAAGAGGTAATACCGTTTTCCTTCTTCTTATAACACTTTAAGTTGAATACCCAACCTGATAAAGGATTAAACACTTCCTTTGGAGAAATACCCATTGCCTTCTGCTCTTCTGAAACAGATACCATTGAGGAAATCTTCTCTGCAATTGTCTTTGACATCTCATAAAGGAAGATCTTGCCTTCATTCTCTGGCTTTGCAGGATCCTTAATTACCTTAATGTTACAGATGTACTTTTCCTTTGGCTTAAATCTCTTTGCACTCTCTGGATCCTCATTATAATGATTATAATAAGTTTCTGCAAATGGGCAAGGTAAACCAATAGTCTTAGGTGAGTACATATTTACCCATCTACGCTGTCCGTTGCGTTCAATAGTAGTATCAAGTTTTAACATCTTGATAATAGGGATCATATTAGAGTCAGGAAGTAATGCAATAATTGCGGAACCTGAACCGTCTGAATTTTTAGGTAAAGTATAGAAGCGCTCATCAACGTATGACTTTTCCTTGTTCTCAAAAGGATTTGCACCTAAGTTGGCCACGATTGAACTAAAATCAAATGAATCTGACATTTTCAAAAAATCTCCAATAAAAATCAAAATAAATTCAACACAAATTTTAAGGAAAATCTGCAAACCACAGATTTTTAAGGAAAATCTGCAAACCTAAAATCTACACAATTGCTTTTGTTGAAACCATAATTGAAAGAGTTTCAGTAGATAAAATCACTCTATAAGCATCCTTAGACTCGTTATACTTTACAACCATCTTGTAATTTGCCTGAGGAATTTTTGATAGAGTTTCAAGCATAATTCCGATACTGAACATCTTTGAAGCACTTGCGTTCTTCTTAATCTTAAAGGAATTTGATGACTGTTTAAACTTACCAATCTGTGTTAAAGATAACTCAACACCTTCGTCACTTGAGGAAATAACTGCGGTATCTAACTCACCTAATGCACTTGAGGCGCTCTTGAGTTTTCTTAGGTCTTCAGAAGTTAATTCCATTTCAAGGACACTTGGGAATGTTAATAACTTCTCAAACTGCTCTTTTCCGTACTCATACTGACTTAAAATTGAAGTAGCAGAGGTTAAATAATTCACGGAAGTAGTATCATCAGAAACAGTAATAATGTTATCATTGATTGATACTGTTCGGTCATCTGAACATAAACTAAAGATATTTAAGAAGGCAGATAGATTGAAAATACCAATCTGTCCCTCAAATCCGTCTGTGTCAAACTTTGATAAGTCAAACTTATAAGCAACATCAGCACTCTCGGTCTTACCTGAAGTAACAGGATAGTTTAAAACCATTGAGTTTGAAATGTGGCTCATTGTCTTTAAAAAATCAATACTTTCTTTATTAAACATTTTATCTCCAAATCATTAATTTGTTTATATATAATAACACAATTTAATTAATTGTCAACTTATTTTTTCTAACCTGTTCTTGACCAAACATTGCTTGACCAATAGCATTATAAAATTCGTAATTACTCTTTGGTACCAAAATCTGCATATTCATATAGTTACCTGAAACGAAGAAAGCGGAACCACCACCTGATAAGAAAATATAATCACACTTATCTAAAATATTGCCGTACTTTTCCTCGACTAATTCAAGTAAACCCTTGATGTAACCTTTCTTAATTTCAAGAATTTCCTTTGAGTAATCAAAAATCTGACCTCTTAACTTATAAGAGTTGGAACCTAAAATGTCCTTTGCTTCGTGAAGTGAAATTTTCCTCTGGTGCTTCTCAAAAATTAGGGAAGCAATCTTTGAAGCAATCTTAGTAATACCTTCGTTTTCAATACCCTCAAAAACAGAAGCACTTGTCTTTCCGTCAATGACTCTAAACAAATCTAAAGTTGAAAAACCAATATCAACACCAACGTATGAAGTTTTACCACTAAACTGGGTTTCAATATTAGGGAAGTCTGTGCCGTACTTGTCAATACAAAGTTTTGAACCAGCACCCTGTGGAATAATGAAAATGTTACTAAACTTGTAGCGAACATTATTAACAATAAATTCAGATAAAGCGTCTTTGAAATAACCACTATTCTGAATTTGTGCTTTTGAAAGACCTGAAACAATAACATCAGGAGTATCACCAATCATCTTGATTGCGTGAGCAAGAAATAGTGGAGCGTAAAACTCAAGGTTCTTGTACTCTGTAATATCAATGATGTTTTCTGATGGAAGTGCAAGAGCATCCTCACCTACATAATAAGAGTTGTCTTTGAAATCATAGACCTTTGGGTCCTTGATGTATTCATTTTTCTTTGTGATACCAATCACAGAAGGAAATTTAAACTTCTTAATTGGTTCACCGTTTTCTGTACAAAAGATGACTTTGTTGTCACCATATCCAATATCAATTCCAAGAATTTTCATAATTTCTCCAATTCACTAAAAATTCATTATGTTTAATATATCAAAAATTCAAAACAATGTCAACACAATTTTTTTAAAATTTACCATTCATCTGTTAAACGTGCTTCAATGTAAACATCATCAACATTTGGTTCAGGTAATTCTAAAAAGTTTTTCTGATTATAGAAATCAGGATCCAAATCTGGTTGTTCAACATCAGAATACGGAATAGTTCCCTTTGCATATTTTGATGAAATGATTTTAGTAAAGCACATCTTTTTATCACATTGATGGTGCAATCTTCTGGTATCATATTTATCTTTTCCTGTTCCACTATTTGTTGTAAAGATACCAATTTTCATATTATCAGGTCTCTGAATAATCGTATAGATTGACTTCAGATAGGTACCAAAACGTTTATAAATATCAGAAACACCACCTTTGTTATTCTGTGTTGGCAACTGCGTTAATTGTATCATAAAAGGAGTTAGCATTAACTTTCCGATTTTACCATTAATGTAATATGCACTAGCATCCTCATTAATTCTTCCAGTTAATTTAAACTCTTTTTCTGTGTCAAAGCAATAAATATTCATTCCTTTGAAAAGATAACCCTGCTTCATAAATGTATTATCTGCAACACCTACATAGTCTCCACCCTGTGCCATACAGACTGCATTTAAAAATGGAGAAGTATCTAAAACCCTAAAATACATCTCGCAAATTTCGTCAAATTTTTCTAGGTTCATTTTACAATTAGGAACGGCACCGTTATTTCTTACAAGACGGTATGACATTGAAAGGTAGTCATCTTCCAAGTGCATAAAATAACGATAACCGAGTTCCTTGGCTACCTTAAATTCAACATTTCTCTCAAAGAAAATAACTCCTTTGATGTTGAGTACATCGGCAGTATCAGCATTGCTTTCTTTCAGAACTTGGTCTTTGTTGAAAACATAAACCTTATCACCGTACATCTCAAGATACTTAGGCAATGTTTTATCATCATCAGAAACCATAATTCGGTAATCTACTTTATCTAAGAAAGGTTTAAATGTTTTCATTGTCATATTTTGTAAACCCTCTGGTCTACCATACGAAGCAATCAAAACAAGAAAATCCCTAGGTTTTACAACAGGTCTTTCATAACCTGTCATACATTCTTTGAGATTTTTATACCACTGATACATTAGTTATCTCCATTTGAGAGTTCTGGTTGGTCTTCTTCAAAGTCCCATCTATCAAGTTTAGCATATTGCTCTTTTGCAAGATCATAAACAAACTTCTGGGCATTTGTTAAACCGTTTTCCAAGGCGTCATCAAAATCAATTAATACCATAGCTAACCGTTGTAACATTTTCTGCATTTCTGGACTAGACTTAGTACAAAAATATTGAGCAACGTTGTCATATCTGAACTGGATCCAACGGGTTGCCGCAAGTCTTAAAAATTTCTTTTCTGCTTCTGATACTTTAGAAGCATTTATTTCCTGAATTAACTTAACGTATTTTTCAGTATTAATACAGTTTTCTAATTCTACATTGTCCTCACGAGGAACAAAATCAGGGATTCCAATTACCTTTGAATACAATTTATTTCATCTCCAAAAAAGTCGTTATTCATAATTATATTATATCATAATATATCATAATTACAAGTGACCTACATCAACCCTAAAGGGTAGATACTTCCATTTAGAAAGTAGTTCAAACTGTGTGTAACACAAATGTTTGAAGGCTTTATACTCCGAGAGGTCCTTCCCAAGAGTTTCTGTATATGAGCCTAAAGGTTCATATTTCACATATAAATTTTTACATTCTGAACGCCAAATTTCATAGAGTCTTCGTGTTTGGTTCCAAAAAACACATCAATGTGTCTGTTCTTAATTTTTCCACCAGTATCAACAGCAGTATAAACACCTGACATATAAGCATAATCGTCAGGAAATTCAATAAACACTTTTGAACCTAATTTGATAAGGTTAGGATCTACTGCTATGTATCTTTTAGTCCAATCTTCAATTCCTCTTACATTGGTGCCGTTTGCAGTTATTCCATAACTAGGATGGGATTTAGATTTACCACAGGAATTGATGTGGTACGCAGTAGCAATGTAAGAAGTGGACCTCAATTTAGTGTAGTTTTGAAAGTCCTCAATAAACGATATTTCAGACGGGTGTACGGTCATTAATGCGTACATCAAAGATAAGTATGATAACATTATTTCTCCTTTAATAAACAAGTGATAGGTTTAATAACTCCTTAACACGTTTTAAATCTCGTGCGATTTTTAATAACTTTGGGTTTTTATAACCCTCAAGAGCATTGATAGAGTCCTCTAAAGAGTCAAGCATATCTTCTTTGTCTTCGGACTCATCAAAATTTTCGGTTAAATATTCTTTGCAATCGGCGTAGCTCATTTCATCAACGAATTCCCTACCCTCGCAATTCTCAACTAAATCTGAAAGTTCCTCAGCAGAATTATCGGTAAGAACTTCTTTAAGCACTTCTGTTAACTCGTACTTTGAGTTTGCACAAACACCGAAGTTAAATTTTTCAGGGTTTTTAAGTTCGTATCTCATTTCTCGCCTCTATATCAAATCAACATCATTTATATTATATAACAATGTACTCAAATGTATTAAAAAAATTTTAACACTTTTGTTTAACTCTGTTTGGTCTGTACAAAAGACCTCTATCAATTATTTTCTGTATAACAGAAATTACATTTATATTATATAACATTATAATTATTTGTCAATGCTTTTTTAAGATTTTCAATTTCCAAATGCAATTTTTCGTTGTCGTTTACAAGCATTTCAATGATTTTCATAAAAAAAATAGTGAGCACCATCTTCAGTTTTGAAACGTCTATTAATGAATGAATTAACATCTTTAATTGTGATTAATTCGGAATCCACTAATTGCTTTTGGTCGTAAAAATCACTCATTTAAACCTCCTTTTCTTTTGTACTTATAAAGTTCCTCGCAAATATTTTGTCTGTACAGACATTTTAAGGTGTCCATAGAACATTATCAGAAACTGGTTCCTAAACTTTTTAACTTATCCCTAAACCAAGAACCACACCAAAAATTCTTAGCAGAAAAATCTTCGGCATCCAAAATGACTTTTTCGCTGTAATCAGAAATCTTAACCGTACCACCGATGATACTAATTCGCTGACCCAAAATGGTTAAAAAATCTTTGACTTCAGTTATTGTTTCCTCGGCATATTTATCTCGTAATGCACCAGAAATGACTACCATATAATAAGGATATTCCTTAATTTGATTATCGTCAATGTAATGACAACCACCAATCTGGTCAAGTCTGATGTATTTAACTTCTGCGTTTTCTTCAGAACCCGTAATTTCTGGAAGACTTTCAATTACGGTTTTTATCTGCAATTCTTCGAAATTTGGTTCCGTGCAATAAACCTTAATTGCACCATATACGTTTGTCCACATTGACATTTTATCGAACCTCGCTTAAATTAGCATTATTTGGATTTTCAAGTTTCTTAAAAACCATTTTATTCTATTTAATTCTTTGTTGGCAATTTGTACCATTTGGGCGACCTTCACAGTTGAGTACCAAGTATGTTAAAACGTAAAACTTTCATTTTCTTTCTCCTCACATATTAATTATAAATCTTTATATTAAAAAAAAACAACTATTTTTGGTACTTAAATAAAAAAGTCTTTACAAATCAAAGACTTAACTAAAAACTAAGTTATTGATTTATAAAGACTTTTAAAAAATTCACATAAAAGCACCCAAAAATGAGTGCTCAAATTTCAAAATTAAGCGTTTTTATTTAACCAGAAAATAAGATCATCAAGATATTTTCTTGAAACCTTTGATGAGCAAATTTTTTCTTGTGTCTCGTCTTCAAAACATTGATAAACTGCTACATATTCATTTAAGATTCTAATTTCATAAAGAAACCTTTTATGCTCTGCAAGTAAAGTATTATTATTGATCATAAAATCAGGAATTTCCTGATTTGTCCAATTCTTTTTAAATCTTTTTAAAAACTTCATTACTTTTTTATGTTCTGTCATTTTGAAATTCCTCTATAATGTTTATTTCGCTTATTATATAGTCAAGAGACAATACAATATTACTTAAATGTGAAATAAATGTATTTAGTTGTTTTACCTTACCATTTATCCTTTCTTCTTCTGGTGTTTGGCTTAATTGAAAATATACATATTGAAAATATAAATCAAGCTCAATTTTTGATATATCTTTAAATATCTTAGAAACTAACGGCTTGCAAGCCATTAAAGTATCAAATTGCTCTTCTGTCATTTTGATATTCCTCTTTAATCTTCCTTAAACACAGCAATGTTTGCTGATTTTACAAATCCAATCAAATTTCCATTGGTCATAGTTTTGCACTCTTCCAAAGTGTATGTATTTAATGAACACTCAAAATAGGGTTTAACTCCAAATGTACAGATTTTGTAGCACATTAAACCTATTACTAAAATACCAAGGAACTTTAACACATTTCTCTCCAATTCTCAAAAATTTCATTTTTATTATAAAACATTTTAAACAAATAATAAATATTTAAAACTTTTTATTATATATGACCTACATCAACCTAAAGGGTAGATACTTCCATTTAGAAAGTAGTTCAAACTGTGTGTAACACAAATGTTTGAAGGCTTTATACTCCGAGAGGTCCTTCCCAAGAGTTTGGTGAGATTTGTTGTAAACAACAGTCTCACCGAATTTTAAAATTTGTTTTTATATAAATATTATATAATATATTTAATAGAAATTCAATATCTATATATTGACTCTTTAGGCTCATATTTTTATCCATTGATTTTATATATAAACCATGAATTTTAATTTTACTCATAAAAACGAATACGTTTTAAACGTTAATTTAATTGACGAAGCAATCAGACTTTACGGTATTGACGCTAAAATTTTGGTCACCGACAAAAACAATGTAGATATTGAGGTTTTTGGTGATTGGAGTTCTGTCAAAACAGACAATAAAAACATTTTTGATGTTCATTTATTGCCATCAAATGCCGATGACCTTGATAGAGGAAATTATATGTTTTCCGATTTTGGTCTAAACATTCAAGACAGCTGTGAAGTTTTTATAAGTGCTAAAGAGGTCTCAAAATATAATCTTGATATGCACACAATGCTTTCATCTTTGGTGATTTTCCCTTCAAACAAGGTTATGGAAATTACAAACGTTGAATGGCAAGTGCCAGGTATCAACAATCTTTGGGCATATTCGGATGCTAAGAGTGCTTATAAACTTACTTTACGTGCTTATGAATTTAAGCTCCACGATTTTGAGGGTAATATGAATAATTCCGATTTGATCAATACTTTAGAAACTGAAAGTAAAGAGGACACCGAAATTCAGTACGAAAATTATGACGTGCTCGACGGTTATTTTGAAACTCTGCTCAAGGAAAAGGAAGAACTCCAATACGAAGCAGAGGTAAAAGACTTAAATTCCGTTAAGGTTTATGAAGAGCCAAATCTTGATAAGAGGGAATTTAAGTCAGTTGTTAATACAGAAGAAAAAGACCCATTTGGGTGGTGATTTTTGTTCTAAGAAGCATCCACCATAAAGAGTTTTACTTCCTTGTTAAATCCTTTAATTCAGTTTTTGCAACTTCGTTAAGAACAACCTCTGATGGCTGTGGAACCTCAATTACGGTATCGCATTTAGGGGTTTCAATTACCTTTTCAGGTTTAGATACTTTAGTTTCAACTTTCTTGGTGCTTTCATCTACTTTTGCAGTCTTAACAGCAGTTTCGGCTGCTTTTTTAGCAGCTGCAGTCTTAACTGAATACTGTTTAATCAGTCCTAATTGTATCCATCTTGGTGATACTGGTCCGTGAATTACTTGGTCTTTTTTAAGCATAACGTGCTGTAACCAAAATGGTTCAACAACGATATATGAACCCTCTGAATTTTGATTACAAGTGCAATTTGTTGGGCATCCACAAATGCAAGGTTTTTTAGTTATCATTATTTTCTCCTTTAAGATTTGATAATTGTTTGATTAAGTCAGCGGTGCTCAAAACCTCTGAACTTGGTGTTTGGATATTAACTTGAATATTGTTTTGGGTGTTGATTTCTTTTTGTGCTTCCCTAGTCAATTTTGCAATGTTTATTAAAATATGTGATATATCTCTATAACAGGAAAGATATAATCTCATATTGTCAGTTATAGTTGCTGAAAGTTGAGAATACGAAGCAAGCAGTTCAGCATTTGGCTCAAACTCAATTTCTTGAGAAATTACCTTTAAAAGTCTTCTTCCTAGAGTTGAATTTTCCTGCAAGGTTTCACGGATATATTTTACATCTGACATCATATTCTCAAGATTTAAAATTTGAGGTAATAAATCCAGATTGAAACGATATTCCTGTGCCGGCAGTTCTTTCACGTCTTTGATAACTTCGGCAGCCTGGCTGTCAAGTTCATCTCCCTGAACGATTAAGGCATTTGCGTTTTCAAGTTGCTCGGAAAAAGAAGCAGAAATTTTATTGATCTTTTCTGCTAACTTATCGGCAGTTTCAACAATATCCATTAATTATTCCTTTATTGTATTTATAATGTTTAAAAATTTATCCAGTCTTACCAATTATCTTTTGTTGAAACTGGAACGTAATCCTTGATTTTATCAATAATCTTAGACTTATGGAGATTATCAATCACATCGGAACAGATTTCATCGTAAGATTTTGGTGCTTTACCAGATTTCTTTACTTGATAAGCGGAATATTCTTTTACGTACCTTACGCTTTTTACTTCTTTACCACTAAAGGTTTTTCTTAATGAAACAACCGAGTCATTATCAACTTTAGTTTGATTTGGAACAATCCAAATATCGCCATCAACAATGTTTCGAATAGAGTTTAAATCTTTAAGGATATTGCTAAGATTTTCGGAAACACCCTCGTGAGTCTTGAACATAACATTTATGGAAACCTTTCGTTCTCTTTCATCATTTTGTTTCAAAGCAACTTCAAATTTGTTTAGCACCCAAACTAAATGAATATTTTTAGGGTCATAACCACCTAAGTCAAGCATTTTCTTAAAATCCGTCAAATCTGAAAATGATTTTAGAGTGCAGTCAAAAATTACATTTGGTTTTCTATCAGCAGGTAATAATGAAGCATTTGTGATAAAAGTTTTAATTACAGCGTCACCATAACCCATTTCAGATGAGAATTTGTGAAGTAAAGAAACGTGCTCAGGCTCCTCAAGTTTAAGGTCATTGATGGTTTCTGGTGCTGAAGGATTTTGTTTTCTCCATTCAAGATACTTCTTATAAATTACGGTGGTATCTTTCATTTTGATTAGGTTCTTTTTGATGTTATCAACGTCAAAAGTTCTTCCCTGGAATAAACACACATTATTGAGAACAAAACCCTTACCTGAATTATGAACTATTAAATCAGACTCTGTAATTTTGTAATTATGGTTGTCTTTGATTTTAAGGTCATAAACTGTTTTTGAATAATTTTTGATATATTCTTTTTTAATTTTTAAATCTTTTGCCATTACCCATTTGCCATCAACTAAAAATTCGTGGTCTTCAGTACAGATTACTTCTTCGCCATTGTCAAAAGTTAACTTAATCATAGGTTTTGTGCTTTCAAATGCCTTTAATTCTTCAACTTCCTTAAATTCGGAAACGTTTGTATTTTCGTTAAGCGTTTCCACAAGATCGCCAGTCTTAATGTCTTTTATTCGTTTGTACCCTTCATTAGTTTTCACGAGTGTGTTTTCGTCAAAACAACCAGCACCACCCGCACAAATTAAAGCATTTCCAAATTTTGGATATGTTTTGCCATTGATGTTAAGACCTGCTTCCATTAAATATTTAAATAACATTTTATTTTTACCTCTAGTATATTTATATAATCAAAATGTGATTTAGATCACATTCTTTATTGTAAAATATTATATAATATAAGTGTAAGAGAGATTTTTAAGAGAGGAGAATTGAAAATGAACATCAAAGAAGTTTTAAAAGAAGTTAAAGAGAAAAACGTTAAAAGGGTTTTTATGTACGACAATAAACTTGATATTGTTCTATTTGACGGGCCTGTTGAAGAGTGGTTAAAAGACATTGATCCAGAAGGGGATTATGTTGAGTTTTATTGGGTAGTTAGAGATGATGTTTTAAAAATTGAACAGAACTAAAAGTATTTTAAAATAGAGGGTCGCATTTGCGACCCTTTGTTAAATTGAAATTTAAAAGGGACTTTTAGAGTCCCTTTTTCAATATTTTAAAAGGTCCCTTTGGCTCTAAAAGGTACCTTTTAGTTTACAACCTCATCAAAAGAATACAAAAAATCTTTTCTTATGTCATAGCATACCGCAAAATATCTTTTATCCTGTGGTAAATCAGAAACTCTATGAATATGTCCGTGAACGTTTTTGATATACCTTGAAAACTGATCTGGGTGTATTGGAAAATGTGACAATAAAACCGTATTTTTGTTTTTGTCATACGTTGCAATACAAGCACGAATATCGTAAAAATAAGGAAGATAGTGCTTGAGTTCAAAAACATCGTGGTTTCCCTTGACAAGAACTTTCTTTCCAGGAACCTCTGAAAGCAATTTCAACGACTTTTTGGAATTTGCAACATCACCTAAAATGTACAGTTTATCTCCTTCTTTTACTTTTTCCTTTAACTTAGAGATAATGTATAAATCCATTTCGTCTGGAGTTGCAAATCCTCTTTCCTTACTCCAATACTCACTTCCTAAATGCAAATCAGAACAGACGTACCTCATGCTTACCTCTAAAACATAGGACTAAAAAATGCGAGCATTAAAAATAAAACGTACAAAACAATTATAATTTTAACAAGCATAGATTATAACCTTAAATCCAACAGTCATCACAAATTCCAGTAAGTAAAACCTCTCTTTCGTCAGGGGTTAAATTTGGAATTTCCTGAACTCTGATATTTCCATTTAAAAACTCTGCATAGGCATCCATCTGCTTTTTATTAAGTTTAACAGTTGAAAGTTTTCCGCAGAAAGGACAAACATTACCAATCACAATTCCAGAACCCAACTCATTCTCAATTTTTGAACAAAGTTGAATGGCGTCATAAACATCTAACTTTTTTAGAACGCTGTTGATTTTGGAGATAATTGATGGGCAAACATTATTTAAAAGCATTTTTGAATTGGTATCACCAATAATTTTGATACACATAATAACATTCCTCACATTTAACTTTTTACTATAATATATAAAACATTTATAAAGTGTGACTCTTTAATCAACCCAAGAATAAACGTAGGCGTCAGCATTATAGGTTTTGTTAAGATATTCACAAACCTTGTTAGCACATTCACGTTGAATAGAAAGTTCCTGGGTTGAACAACTGCTAAAGTAAGATCTTGAACCACTTTCCTTTAACCAAGCTCTTGCAAATGCCTTTCTGTAATCACGAAACTTGATAACAGCAAATCCACAAACACCAAAAATGTCAAGAGTACCGTTGTCACGAATAACAGCAAATCCATGACCCTTTTCTAAAAGTTCTCTAATCTTTGCCTTTTCAATGTTCTTGGTGATTTCCATTGTTCTTTCGGTAATTTCTTCAAAATTAAACATTCTCTCTTTCCTCTTACTTATAAGATTTTAAAATTTCTTACATATTAATTATAATATGTTATATAAGAAAAGCAAATATTTTTTTAAAAAAAATTTTTATGGCGCTTAGTGTAACACAAGTCCTAAATGTTTGAACTGGAATTAGTTCTAAATGGAAGCATCTATCCTTTAGGTAGATGTAGGTCACACTCCGAGAGTTCATAAAAAAGGGACTTTTTAAAAGTCCCCTTAAATGATTATTGAACCTTAAGCAATGGAACTAACGAACCTTTATCTCCGATTACAGTTTGTGGAACATTACCATTCCATTTTTCTGCAATTGTTAAATCAATAAGTTCTTTATTTGCTTTAAGTGCTTCTGCTTTTAACTTAATTGCGTTTGCTTCTGCCTTTGCTTTAATTTCAATCTGATAAGCGTCAGCGTCAGCTCGCAATTTAATTGCCTTATTTTCAGCGTCTGCTTTTGCAACAGCCTGCTTACTTTCAATCTCAATTTTCTGCAATTCGTTTTTTGCTTTATCAATTTCCATTTTCTTCTGAGCGGTCTGCTCAATTACCTGTTCATAGGTTTCAGAAAAATTAACATCTTCTAACTGAACACCAATTACGGAAATAGGATAATTTGCTAACTGTTCTTTAAGTTTAATGTCTAAAGCACTCTCTAACTTTGCTCTTTCCTGAACAATTGTACTTGCTGTGTATTGACCAAGAATAGTCTTCGATGTCTGCTGAACCAATGGTGAAACAACAGTATAAAACACAGAATTATCAGACCTTGAACTTCCAAAATTTTTATAAACTTCGGCAATTCTATTGGCGTCATACTTCCAGGTTATCGAAATTACGTATGATTTGATAATCTGCTGGTCATTTGTATATGCCGTTAAAATATTTTCAGTATCACCAAAAACAGTTTTTTGCACCCTAACATTATAAACTTCAACACTCTGAAACAATGGGAATTTAAAGTGTAAACCTGGTTCCCAAGTTCCAGACACCTCACCAAAGGTTGTTTTTACACACCTTTCTCCTTCGTCAATGAAATAAATGTTGAAAAAGGACAAAACACCAAATAAAAATAAAAAAATCCAAATTAAAGCTGGTTTGATTAATTCAACGTCTTGCTTATCCATTTAAACGCTCCTTTAAAATATTTCTCAAGCACCATAAAATTAATATGTCAATAATTATAATATGTGTATATAAGAAAAGCAAATATTTTTTAACAATTTTTTCACAAAATAAAAAAGTCTTTATAAATCAAAGACTTAACAAAAATATATCTCTTACTAAGTTATTGATTTATAAAGACTTTTTAAAAAGACTGAATAATTTATAGACAAAAATAGCTCCTTAATTAAGGAGCTTTAAAATTAAATATCAGCTAATGTAAATAATGACCACTTTTTCTTCTTTGGTTCATATTTAAGAATGATGTCATCGCCAGGTCGGGCAGTTTTAAGAAATACAATTCCAATTGTATCAAGTTTTCTTGAATCAGCTGCTTTCTTCAAACTTGTTAAACAAGTTAAGAAATCACCTTCGCCTTTTTCAAAAACCTCATCAAAATCAAGGTCACTCATCTCCCACTTAAAGTCCTTCGAATCTTTAGCAATTGCTACTAAAAATTTTTCAATCCTCTTACTATTAAATGAATCTTCTAAAATCAATTTTGAAAATTTTCTCATAAGTTTTCCCATTTTAAACATTTTTGATTTATTTATATTTTATAAAAACATTTTTAATTTATTTATATTTTAAAAAAAAAACATTTTTAATTAAATTTAGACTCCAAAAAATTTTAAATGGAACCAAAAAATTTTAAATGGATCCAAAAAAAATAATTGTGTGAACACAAAAATTTTAAATGGATCCAAAAAATAATTGTGTAAACACAAAAAATTTATATATTCTATATATAGAAATTTAAAAGAATTTTAAATGGATCCAAAAAAATAATTGTGTGAACACAAAAATTTTAAATGGATCCAAAAAATAATTGTGTGAACCAAAAAATTTTAAATGGATCCAAAAAATAATTGTGTAAACACAAAAAATTTATATATTCTATATATATAGAAATTTAAAATAATATTACATTTGTGTGAACACAAAAAAGCACTCAATCTTGAGTGCTTTCTTTCTATATTCTAAAGTCTTTCAAAAAATTCTTTTCTGTATTTAAAAGTATCTGTTTTTCGTAATTTCAAGTATTCACATAATGCTTTCTTATTTTCGTACTTATTAATCTTTAAACTTTCATTTTTAGCGTGTTTATCTTTTCCAAAAGGTTTACTACTTCCAAAAGATTTTTCTTTTCCAAAAGGTTTACTACTTCCAAAAGATTTTTCTTTTCCAAAAAGTTTGTCTTCTTCAGATTGTGATTTCACATCTATACCAAGTGAGGCAAGGGTACTATTATATTGCTCGTTTTTTGCTTTCAAATTCTCTGTCTTGCTTTCAATTTCGTTTTGTAAAGCCATAAATAATATAGGGTTTTCGCCATAATCAACCTTACTCAATTCTCTTAAAGTTTTTAAAAGACCTTTTTGAATATCATTAATTTCGGAACGAACATCTACAACCTTTTCCTTTAAATTTTTTTCTGCGATCAATTTTTCCTGTTCTAATTCTTCTTGCTTCTGTTTTTTCCTTTTCTCTATTTTTTCTTTAATATTTTTTTCTGTTTCTAAATATTTTTCACCACCAGGACTATATGCTCTTAAAAGTTCATCACGTTGTTTAACAAGTTCGGGATTACTATTTTTTGATAATTCCAAATTTGATTTTGAAGTGCTAACATTATTTTGAGCGTCCTGTAATGTTTTAATCTTTTCCTTTGTTACAATAAGTCGCTGAATTAGCGGTTTATATTTTACATCAACGGTAGGTTGTGTTTCTTTAAGTTTCTCAATACTCATCTTTAAATACATAACTGGGAGTTTGATTTCCTCTTCTTCGTCATCTGCTGAGTATTCACCAAAAATTTCAACTATTTCCTCATCAGGAACACTATCATCTGCCTCTAATGCTTTGTTTAAGTCTATATCCTTAAAATTGTCTCCAAGTTCTGACAATGCACTAGAATATTTTTCTTCGGCGTCCTTTAAAGCATTTTCATTAGCATTAATGGTGTCCAAAAGAGTTTTATTATTTCCCTCAAGGCCATTTTTAAATTCTTCAATTTTTGTATTGAGTTGATCAGATAAAGTATTTTCTAATTCCTGTTTTCCAGCTTTTTCAATCTTTTCCATTTCCGCGGTTTCTTTTTCTTTTTGTGCTTTTCTTAATGAACTAAAATCTGATTTATTCATTTCTTTGATTAATTTTGTTTTTTCTTGTAAACTTCGTTCCTGCTCAATTAATTTTCTGTCACGTTCGTGCTGTCTTTCAATTTCTTCTTTATTGCTTGTTGCCTTTTCTTTAAATCTGCTATCAAAGCCAAACGATTGTAAAAATTCATCAAGTGCTTTTGCGAATGCTTCGTTGGCATCTGCTACGCTTTTTTCTCTCTTATGTCGTTTCTGCATTTCTAAGTCTCGGGCGTTCAGGTCATCTTCCACTTTATCTTTTTGTTTCATTAAAGCGGAATATTCCTCAGCAGAAATATTTGGGTCGTCCTTTCCGATTTCTATAAGTTTTTCAAGTTCTTCTTTTGAAAGGTCATCACCATTTTTTAACTTTTTTAAAAGTTCTTCATTACTACCGGCTGATGTTGTTTCAGCACTACCTTCTGATGATGTTTCAGCACTACCTTCTTGTGATGTGATTTCAGTTGATTGAGTTCCATCACTACCATCTGATGAAGTTTCAGTTGGTTGCTCTTGTGATGTGATTTCAGTTGATTGAGTTTCATCACTACCATCTGGTGAAGTTTCTTCTTGTGGGGTTTCGGATCCAGTTTTTTCTTCACGGTGCTGTTTTTCTAACTCTGCACCTTCTTTGCCTGAGGTGTCATTTGCTCTAAGTAATGAGGCAACGGTCATATAACCGTTTTTAAGAATTGAATTTTTGTCGTTTTTCCACCTTGAAATGGCTTGTCTAAGTTCATCAGCGTTTTTGGCGTCTTTAATACTGGATGGGGCATCCTTCATTGTTACGTTTTTGTCGTATTGTTTTCTTGAATTTAACCAAGTTTTTAATGCTTGACCTTTTGCTTTTCCAAAAACACGTTTCTTCGCTTCACTAGCATTTGCGGAACCATGTTCGTTCTCAACTCTATCCAATTCCTTTGCGAGGCGTGTTTTTTCGTTTAAAATCTGCTTAAATTTTATCATTGTGGACACTCTGTTCAATTATTGAAATTTTGCGGTCGATCTCTTTTAAGGATGCTTTAAACACGGTAAGCTGCTCTTTAATTGTTGAAACTTTATATGAGCAACAAGCAAGTTTAAGTTTGGTCTTTTTAAGATCTATAACAATTCTTGTTGAATACCATAAACTTATCAAAACTCCAAAAAACATAAATGCTATTAATAATAATGTTATCATTTTAAAACCTTTTTTATATAAAAATATGAGTCTTTTTAGCTCATATATTTCTTTTTAAATATTTATATTTTATTTATATACATTTATGTTTGATTAGAACAGAAATTTAGGTGCGTTCAATAACAGTCCCATTATAAGGATTTATCTCAAATTCTTCATATAAAGGTTTTAATGTTGCGGTCATCTTTTTTGATTTTGGATATTCAATAGGTTTTTTCTTTGGATATTTTTCTTTAAACCTTTTTAATAAAATGTTAAAATTCTTTTTAGAAAGTTCTGGTTCCTTTTGCACTTCTGTTGGGTGTATATAAGGATATGGATCCTTTGAGTAATATTCAATCAGTTTTCTTAACCAGTTTATACGGTCCTGTGGAGTTCTAGCACCTTGAAATCTGCTCGTTGAGTTCCAGATTTTTCCTTCAGATACATTGCAGTCAGCACACAAAACACCTCTAACCTGACCGTTTCCGTTTTCGCCATTGTTATCAGATTTTCTCTGCTTGTGCTGATGGTCTAAAGTAATTCTGTCTTGCTCTGTAATGTGTTTTCCGCAAAGAGGACAAGTGTAATTCTGCTCTTTTAGAATTTCAGATCTTATTTTTGGAATATCGGAAGATTTAAGATTTAACATTTTAAGTTCATATAATTGACTTAAGCACCACAAATGTGGTGCCCAGATATTTATGCTTTTAAAAACCCTATTTCGAAATTTAACCTTATAATTTTAATTCATTCTCAATGTCTTGAAATATAATAGGGATTTGCTTCTTTACGGTCTTTTCGCCGTCGTGATCCCAATATATATGTTTGTGCAGGTTTTTTAATATATTATATGCTTCTTCAGTTGATGTAATTGAACTATTTAATTCACCACTGTGGATCCTTCCTTTAATGAAATCAGCCATAGCTTCATATTTGGCACAGACAGCATAGAAACCTACGGTGTTCTCGTAATTATCTTCCCTAATGAACAAATCGGTCACATTTAAACTACCGGCAAAATCCGTATTTACCATACCTAATACATTCTTGTATTTTTCTTTGGTGCGATATTTTTCAAAACTTTTTTGAAGTGCAGTTAATAATTGAGATGTTATCGGACAATCAGCAAAAGCCTTTTCGTTTATGCAATTTTTAAATTTAATAGCCATTGTTATGTTTCACCATTTATAATTGACTTGAGCACCACAATTGTGGTGCCCATATTGATAACATATTTATACTTAACCTCACCTTGTTTCAAGAATACCAAATGGAATCCAAGACCCATTAACTTTAATTCTTGCATTTATCAGTTGTTCTGTATAATCTGCATAATTTTCAAATGTTAGGTAAATATAACCCTGGTCTGAAACTCCGTAATTTTTCTTTTCTCCTGTAATGAAATCGCCAACATTTGTATGAACTTCAACAATGCTTACGTCCTCTTCAATGCTGTCAATAATCCAATGAATTATCCTTCCATTGAGTCTTGAAATTGCTTCTTCTTTGGTCATTGACAGGTCTAGAGTTTTATCAATATAATTACCATTCAGAACATTTAAAACTTCCTGTACGGTTTCACAAGGTCTTAAAGTAGGACTATGCACTCTTACTTTTTCAAGTGGTAAAAACAGACTGTATTCACCGCTTTCAGTTTTAAATTTCTGCGTTTCCTCATTAAACCCAACAATCTTATTGATGAGTCTTTCGGTATAATTAACCTCATAGAACATCATATATTCATTGTCGGTAAAATATCCTAAGTCACCATTTTTAACAAATCGCTTATCCTTAAAATAAACAATGTCACCTAAATCAAAAGTCTTCAATTATGCCTCCAGTTTCAAAAGTTTCCAGCATTTCCAAAATTTTCTGCTGATTATCTATACTTTTTTCAACTTCGTTTAAACGCTGTTCAGCTTTATTTAAACGCTGTTCAAATCCATTTAAACGCTCATTCAGTTTAATTTCGGTAAGAGTGTTTAAAATCATACATACATATAGGACACAAATGCCCAATAACCAAATAAACCAGTTCATTTATTCATCAATTCCAAATGGTACAAATTCACCGTTAATTTGAATTTTGAAGTTGTTAAATAAATATTCTAGTGACAAGTTATTTAAATATATATTACTGCTATCAGCATCATCATTGCTAAAATCAACGTCTTGAATGAGTGTAACTTTTGTTCGGTTATTGATTAAATCCTTTAACACTAATTTTTTGCCTAACAGAATTTCAGCCTTTCTATATGAGTCAACCTGCTTTCCGTATTCATCGCCTACTAATTCAAATTCAGGAAGTATAAAATCAAAGAGTTCATCAACCGTTGCTATTGGTCGGTATGTTGGTTTCATAACTCTTTCGCCAGGCAAAAAGAAAGCATAAAGCTGTTCTTTATGATCAACTTCAAAGCAATAAGCACAGTTCCCAACAATGTCTGTTAGGGTGCTCACATCATTTCGCCTTATCTTGTCATTTAACGCAGATAAACTATCTCCGACAAAACCCTTCATTCCCACAACAGCTTTATCAGCAGTTATGCCTGTTAAAACATCTTCTTTATTAAATAGTTTCATTTTTCTATTCTCCCTCATCTTTCTTACAAATATATTATAAAACAGAATAAAAAATAATTGTGTGACCTAGATCACAAAAATACTATTTCCTTTCTTCAATAGCAAATGGCACAAATTTATCACCCTTCTTAAACTCGTAATAATCAAATAAATCATCTAAATCTAAGTAATCAAGAGTTACCATTCCGTCGGACTCTATATATAAGGAATTTACAGTATGATATTTTATGACATTATTGAGTTTGCTTTTGAGTACATAACGCTGACCCATTAAGATATCTACCATTTTTTCCTCTGAATATTCATTGCCATCAGCCATCATAAAAGCAAAGAGTTCTTTAATATTCTTGATTGGTCTGTATGTCGTCTTTCTAACTTTATTCGCTGGTAAAAAGCAATTATAATTCTGTCCGTGTTCATTCTTAAAACAATAAACCTCAGTTTTATAAACAGCTGATAATGCTTGAACATTATTATGTTCCACAGCGGTAATTAACCCCTGTAAGCAATCTCCAAAATATCCCTTTGTTCCTACCACAGCTTTATCTGCTGTTATGCAAGTAAGAACATCTGCTTTATCAAATAAATCCATTTTTATTTCCTTTTTGATTTGTATTTAGGTTAATTCCTTAACTTTTCTTATTTATCCTTAATAAGGACATATAAGCCTTCTTTTTGCTAGGATAAAAATTTATTGTATTTACCGTATTTGAAGCGTTCTGAATAATCATTTTTATTTTTGTCATAGGCATACTTTGGTTCTTCAATTTCATAACTATGCTTAACTGTTCAAAGTATATGTCTACCGCATTATAGTAATCATTAGGACAATCATAATGATTTGGGTTTGGATACTGCATTTTATTCCTCAATTTTGGAAGTAAAATTTTCTAAATCCTTAAAAAATCTCTGTCTAATCCTCTTGTGTTCAGCGTCCGTGATATATCCATATAGATGTAAGTCTTCAATGGTATATAACATTTCTTCAAACCGTTCTGAAATCATACCATCATTGAATTTTAAGCCTTGTTCTTTTAGTTGCTGGCATAAACTTTTACTCATCTTTTATTTCTACTCCAAAAGGAATCCAGTAATCATTTATTAGAACTTTGTATATATTAAATAAATATTCCAAAGACAAGCAATTTAAGTTTATATCACTGCTATCGTTATTGAACTCAATATTTTGAATAAACATAGCCTTGAATTGACCATTTTCGGGGTTCTTCAGAATAATTTTTTTGCCTAGTAATTTTTCAACCATTTTTAAGTTATCAGTTTCTTCATTCTCTGGCATTAGAAAACCAAACAGTTCACTAATACTTTTAAAAGGTCTGTATTTACGTTGTTTAAGGACTTTGGATAATGGTAAAAATAAGATATACCAACAGTTGTCACTTGCCTTAAAACAATGTGCTGTTTGGTCAACATCTGATAATACGTGAAAATCATTCTCTTTCACAGCAGTAATTAAATCTTGCAGACCATAACCAAAAAATCCTACTGTGCCTACTTTAGCGTTTTCAGCAGTTATGTTAGTGAACACATCTTCTTTATTAAAAATCTTATCCATTTTATTCCTTTTCTACACCAAATGGAACCCACTCACCATTTTTGTATAATTTGTAGTGGTCAAGTAGATATTTAAGAGTGCAATAATCGTCAAGGTAAATACTGTTATCCTTATAGCTAGCACACGTAATCAGATGAGATCTTGGAATGTATTCATCACTACCAATTCGCTTAATTCTAATTACTTGTCCAACGATAAGGTATTCTATAATTGCTTTTAAACCCTCTTCATCATCAATAAGTGGCTCTTCATAATTAGGATTTAAAGCAACCTTGTAAAATTCTAATAAATTCTTAAAAGGTCTGTAATTTTCTACCTTTTCAAAAGGTAAAAAGAATGGATAATATTCTAATTTTTCATCTTCGAAAGCTTGGAATGGAGTCCCTGATTTACTATCAATATCAACAAGTTCCATTGGTTCCGTATTTCCAACTTTACTGTCTAATTCTTCAATGTCAAATGCAAAATATCCCATCTGTCCAATTTTTACATCATTACAATTGGACCAACTAAAAATATCACCATTGTTAATTTTCATCTTTAATCCTTAATTCCAAATGGAACCCATTTACCGTTCATCTGAATTTCATAGTCCATAAAAAGGTCTTTTAAAAGTCTGCCATTTAGCCATAAATCTTTGTCAAGAAATAAAATATTCTGAATAAATGACACCTCAATAAAATTGCCTGCTTTTCGTTTGAGTGCAATTGTAAGTCCTAGTAGGAGCTCTGTCTTTTTATATGTATCATATTCACCGTCACCTAAACCAAAGTATTCCTCATCAAAATTTGGTACAAAAAAATTAAAAAGCTCCTCAAAAGTTTTTATCGGTCTGTACATTGACTTTCTAACTTTATCCGCAGGCATAAAGAAAGAATAACCTGAATATGCAGAACAGCGACTAGGTTCGTTTTCATCTATTTCGGCAACAAAACAGTTACCTCTAAATGGATCTATATGCTTAATTTTGCGTTTAAAATCTCTTTCTATAATTTTTTCTAAAAAACAAATGTCGTTGGAAAAATATCCTTCATCGCCTACCTTAACATCATCTTTGTTGGCCCAAGTTTTTACATCACAAATTTTCATTTTGTTATCCTAACTTTTTAATTCGCAATTCCAAATGGAACCCATTTACCATCTTTTTTAATTTCAAATATTTCAAAAATATATTCTAAATCCAAACCGTTTATTAAAATACCATTCTCGGTTAGGTTAATAGAGTAAAAAGATCTATAACTCACATTACCTGTTGATTTATGCCTTAATTGATATACTTTTCCTAAAAGCAATTCTGCTTTTCTGTCGGTATCATCCTCATCGCTATCCGGCATTAAGAAATTAAAAAGCTCATCAAAAGTTTTTAACGGTCTATATTTTGAGTCTTGTTTCTTAACTCTGTCTAATGGTAAAAAGAATGGATACCATGCACCCTCAGCTTTAAATGTATGAGCTGAAATTTCATTTATTCCAGACAATTTTTTAGGGTTTTCATTTTTAATGCGGTACTCTAAATCTAGTAAGTTATAACCAAAATATCCCTCTTCGCTTATTCTTACTTCAGAACAAGTAGTCCAACTTTTAACATCTTTTTTGTCAAATAATTCGCACATTTTATTTCCTCTCAAAATCAACTTACATAATAATTATAATATCTTTATAATAAGAAAACAACTATTTTTTATTGTGATTTAGATCACATTTCAAAATGTTTAAATGCTATTGGCCTGAAGACCAATAACATTTTCATATTACGCATTTAAAACTTCCGCAATTTTTGTGTATCTAGGTGATTTTGTCACTTCCTCTAACACCATTCTTGGAGTGATGTCTTCACCACTTAGGAGGTATCTTACCATATTCTGTGACCAACCACTTAAAATGGTTGCATTGTAATCATCAACTGTGATTGGGAGTGCCCTAGCAGTTGAAACATTCCAGAACACTAACTTAGGCATTTCAAAACCTTCCTCTTTGAACATATCCTGGAGTTTTCTGTAAACGGACTTGTTCTTATTTTTGAAGCAACATGGATCGTCAAACTGCATATCGGAAACCACGATTAAGGTATCAATCATCTGCTCTGGAGTTAAGTGATACATCTTTGCGTGGGATAAAATCTCTAAGAATACCTTTTCAAAATTAGTGGTTCCACAGTCATCGTACTGGTCTAATTCCTCAATCTTTTCTGAAAAAGTTTTGCCTTTTAAGGTAACAAAATTAACATAGGAACCAAAAGTGATGAACTGGTTTTTATAAGTTTTGTTTCTGTCTGAACAATAAACGGTTAATGCCTTTGCTACGTCAATACATTCAACGCCGTTGCGGCTATGATACATACTTCCTGAACCATCCATACATACTAAGGCATTACATTCTCCGAAATCAGGTAAGTTATCGTACTGAATATTAACGAGGTCTCTTCCACCTTTTCTTACAGACTTAGCCATATCCACAATGTTAAGAGTTGAGGTGTTAATTTTTGCCTTACCTGTCTTAACGTCATTGAGATAATCAGAATATCTTTCAGAGTCGTTTCTCTCAAAAGCGTTTTTATATTTGCTCATTGCAAGTGAAGGCACGTGAGAATAATCAAAGGAATAGTCCCTTGTTCTTAAATTATTCTCAATAATTTTAATTTTTGAGCGTAAGCGGGTTAAGGTCTGTCTATAATTCTTTTCAGACAGGCCTAAGTTCTTTGCAAAGAATTTTCCTAACTTCTTTGCTTCTGAACTTGAAGTATTGATACTTGGCATCCACTTAGCTAAAAGACTTGGAGCCTCAGAAATTAAATCCTCTGCTAACTGCTTTTTAACAATATCAATGATTAGTTCATCGATTTCCTTGTTTACACCTATTAGTGCTGATAGGTCGTCCCATCTTCCGTACTCTGGGATTAAAGGAATTAACTTTTTATAATCATTACAGTAACCCAGGGTGCTCTTAAATAAGGTTCTAAAAATATTGCGATAACCCATTCCCTCCAATCTGTCACGTAAATTGAACAGAACAATAGCGCTCTCAACTGGATTGAAAGTTACTGCAAGACGTAAGGTATCCTTTAATTTCTCTGATACCTCTGATTGAGGTGCAAGTCCCCCAACGCTTGCGAATAGATCTAAAATTGGGTCATAAGTGGTGTTAAAGCCGATAGCACCTTTTTCGTTTAAAATTTCCATTAGCGTCCTTCTCTTCTTAAATTGTTATCAACGATGTCGTTAAACCAACGAGCACCAATCTTCAGCTTAAAAATTGCAAGTTTTCCAAAATTCTTGAAATTATCTAGCTTGATAGAAATAATTGTTAAATCATCAGGATAACGATTATCACCAGTAAGATTTAAAAGATTGTTGATGTACTCACCCTTGAGCACATAAAGATTTTCGATTGGCTTGGCAAGTAAATCGTTCTCTTCAAACACATTGTTTAACATTTCGAGGAGGTCATCAGTAAGTGATAAACCCTCAAAAGTAAAAGCATTGTCATTGTAAAGCTCGTTAAAAACTCTCTCTGTCTTAACACCAATATTCATTTTTCATTCCCTCTCATATACAGTCTCAAAAAATCTCTTTTACATATCTATTATAGATCAATTTAAAAAAATTACAATACTAATTGGAGAAAAAATCTTCCATTTTTAAAAATTACCATTCATCATCAGGCAATGATCAATATTGCAACCAAGCGATAATAATGGCCAATCTTTTGGAAGATAATTTGAAATCTCTGAAGCAAGTTTAAGCATTACACTAAGGTCAGTCGTGATTATTTTTCTTGGGTTTTCGGAAATTAAAAATCTTCCTTTTCCGTTGCAGTCATCATCACAAATAAAATAAATTTTATGGTTGTGCTCAAGCATCCAGTCTTGAATAAACGAGCGTTTACCTTGAATTGACTTGTAATAAAGACCTCTGTAGGTAAAATCTTTTTCCTCGATTAAAACAAATGTAACATTGTCTCCGTGAGGTATTTTATCATAACCTGATTCGGTAAAATCATCTTTGTAGCAAAAAATAAAGACAGGAATATCGTGGTCTATTAGTGTATCAATTTCTCTTACCAGCTTTGCTTTTGTTTTAAGTTTATAACTTGGAATTGCTAAAGGATAACTTTTAAAATTTCTTGCTTTTTCTAGCAAGGAAGTCATTCCGAATTGGTGAATATAATCTAATAAATCGTCAGTCATTTATTCTCCTTGAAAAATATTTACAACTGACTTCAACTTTGTCAATATGTATTCTATGATAGAAATACATTTTATTCCCATTAATTTTCAAAAGCGATTAAAGAATTTCCACAAGTAATTCTATCGCTATCTTCTTCTTGAGAAGGTACAAAAACAATAACATTCCAACCGTCTAAAACTAAAGGTTTTTCAAATTGCTCATACACATCAAAATCTTTAACAATTTCAAAATTATTTTCAACTGCTTCTTTAGTTTCGTGTATTGGTGTTATCTTTACAATACACTTTTCTTTATCAAAGTATCTATTCATTGTCTTAACACTTAAATCGCACTTTGACGTTACGGCAAAATTTAAAGTGTATTTTCTTTCTTTTGGTTTTGGTAATTCCTTTATCAAGTCAGAAATTTCTTGCAAAGATAAAGACCTATTTCTAAACATCTCATTCCTATCATTCTCATTTAAAGTATTGATAGAAAATTGTAAGCCAATTCCACCGTTCCAATTATTATCCTGAAGTTCACACCACCTTAATAGAAATTCTTTTAATCTTTTATTTCCTCTAGGTAACATTGTAGAAACAACGGGGTGGTATTCTTTAAATTGATTTTTATAAATCTCACCACAAATTTTAGCACATTCTATAACATCAAAATTGTATGTTGGTTCACCCATTCTTGCAAAATGAACATTTAAGCGTTGTCCTTTGTTAATTTTAGATAAAGCAACTCCACAAGTAACTTCGTGTACGAGTTCTGAAAGTGATAAATTGCCCTTAAAACTTAATTTATGGCAATCACAGAATTTACATTTTTCACAACAACCTTTTTGTGTGCTTACAGTTACTACAAGTTTTTCGGTAATATCTATAGGCGTATTTTCAACCTTTTCAATTCTTTTTGTATAGCCAAGAAAATCTGCCTTGATGTTGTTTTCTTTTCCATAGTCTCCAACATACAAGTATTCAATACCTAAATCGGTATCTGAAACTATAATTCCGGTATGGGTTTTTGTAATTTTTCTCATTTTTGCTCCTATAATCATTCCTTAATTTCAAATTCACTTTCAAAACTGTAACTTTATATAGATTAGGTATGCTATCTAAAAATGTTATTTCACATTAGCACCACATTGCCATTCAAAAATATGATTATCCTTAAAACATCAAACTGTATAATAACTCCAATTATGGGTATTCACTCTCCTCTGAAGTGCTGATTTAGGAACAGCACTTTAAGTAGCAAAGAATGTTTCCTCTCATTAAAAAATCTCTCTATTTCTATTATAGATCAATTTAAAAAAATTTCAACTCTTTAAAAATATAATTCTTTGATTTGAACTTCCTCTGTATTTTAGGTTTCCTTTCAAATCAATTTTAAAGGGTCCATCGATTAAAACGTCAACGTAATCAAGGATCCTATTCTCTTTAACCTTTTCGTAAAGTCTTCCAGTCCATAACCAAATTGTTTTATCTGGAACCTCTTTCTTAACAGTCTTTACAATGTTGTAAACATCATTAAAGTGTTCGGGCTCTAAAGGGTCACCACCAAGAATAGAAAAACCTGAAATATGAGGCTCCTTAAGGGTTTTAATGATGTCGTTTAAAGTTTCTGATGTAAATTCTTTACCACCATTAAAATCCCAGGACTCCTGGTTAAAACAACCTTTACAATGTAATGTGCAACCACTCACAAACAGGGAAACTCTTATTCCTGGGCCATTTGCGGTGTCGTATTTATTTAATCCAATATAGTTCATTTTTCTTTTATAAATTATAAATAAATGTATATAAAATGTCAATAAGGGTTTTTAAAATGAAATTTAAAAAGCTTAACGAGGGTTATGACCTTTCAGATGTTGATTTAACTCAGCTTGGAAATGTCATAAGCATTGTTTCAAAATGTCGCAATGATTTGTTATATTTACACGTCAATTCTTGGGGTTTGTCTTTCAAAACTTCCCACGAAATGCTTGATAAATATTATAAACAAGCAAATGAAGATTTGGATTATATCCTAGAATTGGTTGGTATGTACAGTACTGGCGAAATTATTAACTTAAATTCTTCAAGAATGGAAGGAATTTCAAACGCTTATTTAAGAACTGAAAAATCTATTTTTGAAGGTATGAGAACCGTTATTTCAAATATTCTTCAAGCGCTCGAAATGTTGAGAGCTTGCATTTTTAATGACGCTTTGATTTCAAAAATTGATGATATTGCTTCATTCTGGGTTAAAGAAAAATCTTATATTTTAAAACAGTTTTTAAAATGATTTCATTAGAAAATTTAAAGCAGCTTTCAGAATTACAACAAAATTCTGAATATCCCGCAAACTCCCACAAAAAGTTTTTCCCTCTTTTGAAGGATTAAAAATGATTGACGAAAGTTTGTTTATATTTTTTAAGCATTTCGGAAAGGGCGACGAGGAAGAATGAAATTTCCTGGGTGTTTAAAATTTTTTGGATCCATTTAAAATTTTTGTGTTTTCACAATGTATCTATATAGAATATATATAAATTTTTTTTTGGATCCATTTAAAATTTTTGTGTTTACACAATAATTATTCAGTATTTTTTAACGTTTTTTAAAAGTCTTTATAAATCAATAACTTAGTTAAAGATCTATTTTAGTTAAGTCTTTGATTTGTAAAGACTTTTTATTTAAGCACTCATTTTTGAGTGCTTTTTTATTGGCTTTAATCAAGACTTCAGATACATTTTAAGGTCTATTGACTTCTGTGGATTAACCAATGTATTAAATAATGTTTTATAAAAAATAACTAACGCATCTGACCGTGAATTCGGATATCTAAATATTTTATCTTTATAAATTGAACGTGAAACCGCATCATAAATTCTTGTTGTTCGCATTATTTAATTCCTATTCAAGAATTATCCAGTCTTCAGATAACATATCAGATTGGGATGCTAACCAGCCTAACTGGATACCACTTGTGCCGTGGAATGCAATAGCTTTGTTGCCCATATCTTTATGATTTACATTTACAACTTCACCGTTTGGTCTAACAAAAGATACATTAGTAGCAAGTTCAATGAATTGGTCTTTACCATTCCAACCTGAACGCTTAGCCTTTTTACCATTCTTAACTGCATTTAATGCTTCACCAAAATTCATTTTATTCTCCTTTTAATCTATCATAAATTTTATTAATTGGTTTGGAAATGTTAGATATTGTGAAAACACAAAAATTTTAAATGGATCCAAAAAATTTAAGTGTAAACACAAAAAAATTTATATATTCAATATATAGAAATTTAAAAGCATTGTGTAAACACAAAATTTTTAAATGGATCCAAAAAATTTAAATGGATCCAAAAAATTTAAAATGAAATAAAAAAGCACTCAAAAATGAGTGCTTTTTTCTTAATCCCTAACTTCAACCCCGTACCATTCAGTATATGCCTTAGCAAGTTCTACGAATAATGTACTGTCGTTAAAGAGTCTTGCCTCTCTTTCACCGTATTTCATTTTGTCGTACTTTGAGGTATCTCCTGAAATCTTAGATTTAAGCAGTTCAACCTCATTTTCATTAAGAACATCAAGAGAATAAGACACACATCGATCACCAAAATCATTGTACATAAAGAAGTTAACATTATCTAACCCTTTCACATAGGTTGAAGTAGTTGTAACTTCTCTCCACTGTCTGGTGTGTGGAATTCTTCTCTTTCCGGTCTTCTTGACTAAGGTGATTTCAAAATTACCCTTAAATGTCTTTTCCATTGTCATATCCTCTCTATCATCTCTTTTACATTATTATTATAATACAATTTAAAAGAATTTTCAAATTTTTTTTAGATTATAATTTGTATTCCCTGCTTTTTACTTTAAAATGAATTTTCATATCATCAGTTCTAATAACAATGCCTTCGTGGTTCTTATTACCCTTATGATCTAAAAGATAGCTACCTTCTTTAAATTTTAAATTATCAACAAATTCCTGTAAACTTTCGAGGTCGTACTTGTTAAGGTCAACATCAATGTACTGAACTGTCCTTAAACCTTTAATTCCTGCATTATTAATCATTTCGCAATATTCATCAGGGTTTAAATCTCTTAGGCCATTACGAACTCTATAGATATTGAAATTTTCACCATCTTTGTAAATTCCTTTTTGGACTTTAGGAGAAGTGTACTCACCCTGTAAAATTAAGTCAGGATGCTTCTCAAAGAAAGGTACAAGTCGCTGACAGAAATTATACATTTCATTGTCACCTTCCACATTTCTTCCAAATACTGCAAGTTTTTTTCCGAAATGGATAGGGTTCTTTAGCGCCTTAATATTTTTGAAACACTTTGAAATCTTTTTAGGAACCTGTGCAAAATTTCTATGGATAATAGGTTTAAAAATATTACTAATCTCTTTTCCGACTTCACCGAGGTATGTCTTAACGTCAGATAGAATTTCCCTTTTATCCAAAAATACAGTCATTGACTTTCCTTCAAGTTTAATTGAAGTGTACACCTTTTTGCCTTTAATCTCATCAAGTTTTGATGGATCATTCAATAAATTGTCCTCATCACTCTTTGGAATTAAATCAACTGGGAAACTACGAACACGTACTAACTTGGTACCGTCAAACTGTTTTGGTGAAGCGTCATAACGGTCCTCGTCCTTACGAACATTGAAAACTTTATCGTAAACCTTTCCAGCTTCAATCTTTGTCTGCAACTCTTCAGATGTCATTACCAATCCGAATGAGTAAACTTTACCTAGCTTCATTTTTCCGATTAAAAAACCATGGACTCGTTCATTATAACAGCGCTTTCTTAAAAATTCAAATACTGGAATTTCTGGAAGAATACTATCCACCTCAAAATAACAAACAACATCACCTGGTTTAATATTTTTGGATCCAATAACAGTATAGGCATTTTCCTTAAAATGTAAAAGACCAATTTTATCTTTACCCTTGATGTCTTCTACCTTAGAAACAGTTACGGCGTATGCTAAATTTCTCATCTTCTTAACACCTCTAAAAATTAAAAATCAACGATATTCATTTGAAATGAATATTCTGGAGCCTTCACTCTCTGAAGGATTTTTTGTGAATAGTGGTCCCTTATGATTATTTTGTCGTCCTCGACTCTGTAATCTATTGAACAGTCACAAGCTTTGCTGTTTAACTTAACGTACTTAGCTTTGCCTGTATAATAATCTCTAATCTCAAGCTTTCTCATTGTCTTATTCCCTCTCTTTTAATTATAATATTTTTATAATGTGACCTACATCAACCTTAAAGGGTTGATGCTTCCATTTAGAAAGTAGTTCAAACTGTGTGTAACACAAATGTTTGAAGGCTTTATACTCCGAGAGGTCCTTCCCAAGAGTTTGGTGAGATTTGTTGTGAACAACAGACTCACCGAATTTTAAAATTTGTTTTTATATAAATATTATATAATATAATTATTGGAATGTCAATGTCTGTATGAGCCTAAAGACTCATATTTTTATCCATTGAGTTTATATAAAATCAATAGTCTTCATTCAGTTCTACAAATAATTTAGGATTTTCACTCTCATCGGTAACCACCCTTTTAAGGTTTAATGTATATTCCTTTTTAAACCCAAAAATGCCATCTGCAAAATCTCTTAGTGTTAAATCCTCAAAAGGAACATAATAATCGTTGGATCCTTCTCCGAAACGAACGAAAACGTCAGCATCCAAATTCATCATATCAAGAAATCTAATAATATGTTTTAATTTCATTATTCTAACACTCCAAAAGGTTACCTTACCTGTAAATAATTCATATAAACACCACAAAATAAGCAAACAGCAAATATCAATGTATTAACAATGCAGAAAATTATTTCTGATTTTTCCGGACTATAATTGAGTAAAGTTAAAGTGGAGAATAATAAAAATACGCCAGAAACAATGGCACCACTAATAGCTATGTTTTGTACAAAACCATAAAACTCATAAATTGTATAAACACCCATTTTTAATTCTTCCCTATCTTACCCTGTATGACTATGAGCTTAAAGCCTAACTTCTACATACAGGGTGCTTATGCTATTTTCTTTAGTCCAACCTATTTAAAATCAAAACTTTTAAATATATTTAAATAAAATCTCTAATACAAAACAGATAACCCATAAACATAAGTATTTACGGATTCCATACTTTTGTATGTAAAGTGCGGTAATCATTGTAAAAGTAAATAATTCAATCATATATTTTAATTCCTATAACACTCATAATAGACATTTTAAAATTCCTTAATCAAGATTTACCATCTCTTTATATATAATTACGCTTTTGTCCTTATTATCATATTTAGGTTTTCCTGCATTTTCATATTCAGTATTGTATTCATAAGCATAGAGACCTAAAGTTTCAAAAGTGAATTTAGTCTTAACATCAATATCTCCGTACCTGTCCTGCAGTATTTTTAAATACTGCATATACTGTGATATTTTCATTTTTAATCCTCATCTTGAACAGACATAAAGACTATAAATGTGAACTACATCTACCCTAAAGGGTAGATGCTTCATGCTTCTTTGATTGATTAGATCCCTAAATTGCTTCAGAGATCTTTTTATCAATCTCCACATGCTTAAATTTGGTACGTCCCATACCTATATTATTCTTATTTATAGTACAACCATTCATATATGATCCTTTAGGATCATATCTTTCTGGTTGTTTAAGTTGTAAATATAATTGCTACAACACCCATCATTTAACCTCTATCTTGAACAGTTAATTATGATAGTCATACAAACCGTAAATGCAATCAAAATAATTAACACATCACCCATCATCTAATCTCCTGTTTTAAGTGTTCCTAGAAGTCTATCTGGGAACCAATAATCGTTTCCGACATATTTTTTAAACCATATATTGATTAGTTCTGTAAATTTTTCCTCAGCATATTCTTCGATACCACCTATTACAAAACCAATGTCCAATCCTTCTTCTTCAAGGTTTTCTAACGTATCTTCAAAAATCTTATGGGTATTTAGACAGTCCTTTGCAAACTTTTTTGTGTAGATGAAAATCTTATCATCATTTTCTTTTGCTTTGGATAACGCTTGGCTTAAATTGTCTGTAGTATATGAAAGCTCATTATCTATACAGTCATAATCTACTTCTACAACATAACAAAGCTCTTCTGCTTCAAATTTACCATAGGGTTTAACTAGGCCATATAAATTATTCATTGTGTATTCTACTAATTCTTCCATTCTTTTTCCTCTTGTTCACAATTGTCTTTAGGCATAAATGCTTCTAATTCGTTAAGACGGTTTTTCCATCTTTCAATATAGTTATTAATTCTTTTTTCTATTGGTTGACCTCTGTACATTTCAAGTTTTTTGTATTGAAGGTTATCAATACGATTTTCAATCATATAAATGATCCCTTGTACAGTATCAAGTTTAAGAGTTAGTGTTATTTCATTCATTCTTTTTCCTCTTGATTTTAATTCAATCTTAGAGTTCCTAGAAGTCTATCCATGAACCAATAAGTTTGGTCAATGTTCTTTCTGAACCACTTCTCAATCATTTCGGCAAATTCTTTCTTACCGTTTTCTTCCATGTGATAAAGCACATAATTTCTATCTAATCCTTCTTCTTCAAGATTTTCTATCATATCCTGGAAAAGTCTTTCGGTATCCATGCAATCTTTTGTGAACTTTTTTGTGAAGACAAAAATCTTATAATCATTTTCTTTTGCTTCGTCCACAGCGTCCAACATATCGTCTGTAATATATGAAAGTTCACTTATATATTCATAATCTATATCTACAACAAAGCAGACTTCTTCTGGCTTAAATAAACCATATAAATTATGGGTTGTGTATTCTACTAATTCTTTCATTTTTTACTCCTCTTTAAAATGCTACAAATTATTAAATAATACGAGGAAATAATAGTCATAAAGGTATCATTTAATTTCATAATCCTTAAATGCTGAAACATCATATCCATCATTTTCCAATGACTTCTTCAATCTGTTATATTGCTTAATAAATTTATTTCGTTGCTCTGGGTTTCTTTCACATTGAAGGGCTAAATGTAAGAGTCTTAATAATGTGAGTGGGCTTTTATAATCCCACTCGGTAGTAATACTTCGATCTGTTAAAGTGTACTTTAATCCTGTCTTTTTGTCATACCAAATATAATCAGTGGAAAGTAAAGGTAAGATCAAAGCAACAATTATACAACCTATAAGCAATAACAGCATAACTAATATCTTACTAAAATTAATCCCTTATCTCCGTCATAGGCCTCAATAGTTGAGTACCCAACATCTTCGCAACTTAGATCGTATTCGTCATTACGAGCGGCCTCCATAATGGTTCTGAAGTTTGGATCAGTTTCATCAATCACTTCACACCAATTGGTGTAATCGTTGTCCACAATAGCCTTTACATCAAAATTCCCACCATTAAATACCCCGTTATCAAGATAACCAGAATACATATTTCGGAACAGTCTAATGGTATCTTTATCATCAGTCCAAAAAGAAACGCGGTTAACAAGCATTTCTAAAGCGTCTGATTCGTCAATCTGTACATTTAACATAGTTTCATTCCTTCATACATCAACTTTTCACTACATTTATATTATAGATCATTTAAAAACATTTTTAACAATTTTTAATTATTTTTGTGATGTAAATCACATTTTTAATGCTTTTTTAAAAAGTCTTTATAAATCAAAGACTTAACAAAAATAGTTCTCTTACTAAGTTATTGATTTATAAAGACTTTTCAAAAAGACTGAATAATTATATTGTACAGACACAATAATTTTTTAATGGATCCAAAAAAATTTTAAATGGATCCAAAAAAATTTTAAATGGATCCAAAAAATTAAGTGTAAACACAAAAATTTATATATTCTATATATATAGGAAATACAAAAATTTTAAATGGATCCAAAAAATGAATATAAAAAAGCACTCAATCTTGAGTGCTTTCTGCATTAAATCTTATTCCTCTTCATCAAATTCCTCATTCTCCTCGTATTCCTCTTCCTCAAACCAATCATCTTCTTCTGGCTCTTCAGAAGTAGCGTAATCATGCCAACCATTTACGTCTGTAATCTTTAATACATACCAACTTCTATTACTGTAATCTACATCTACGGCAATTGGCTCGTCACTCTCGAAGATGGCTCCGATAGAATGGTCTTTTAGGTAATTTTCTAACTTCTCGTTGATTTCCACTACACACATCATACCAGCATCGGCATAGAACTCTGGTGATAAAATTTTAATGTGCTTTGAAAATGATCTAATTCTATTTGACCAATCACCATAGCCTGTATCAGAAATTCTCAGGATATTAACTCCTAAAACATCAGACATTCTCTTTGAAGCATTTTTCTCTTCGGAATACTGCATTAAGTCAGCGTCACACACGTAACTCCAAAGATCGTCTCGCTCTTCTTCAGAGTCTAGCATGTGTAACAGATAGCAAGGGTCAGTAACTAAATATTTCATTTTCTATTCCTCTCTATTTCAAATCAACTTACATAATTATTATAATACAAAAAACAATTATATTTTGTGATGTACATCACATTTATTCATCTTTGACCATTGTGAATATACATATTTAAGAGCTCCTCAAGTGATTTTGCTTTTCCAATAATTTCAAAAGCTTGCTCGACTTCAAAACCATCTTTTACAGGAATACTTGTTATTTCTGCCATTTTTGACTGAATAAGTTTTAATAACTTTTCCTTTCTATTTTTATCTATTGCTTCTTGGGTAATAATCAATTTTTCTTTTTCAAAAACAGATCCATCCATCATTACTATTTTCTGCTTTGTATGGGCTTCAGATATGTACCCACCATTAAAGTTATATTCTGGAACCATTTTTAATCTCCTGAATTGTTGAGTGCATTTGTTATATTAAGTATAAACCATTTTAAAAGTTTTTCAAGTTTTTCGTAGGATTTCGTTAAGGTAAGTTTTATCCAAAATATAAGACCTCGGCTTCGTCTCTTCTCGGAGAGTGAGAGGACTAATGCAGAGGTCTGAAAATATTTATAGGTCTTCGCTTCTCGGAGAGTGAGAGGACTAACGTCTAAAATATTTATAAGTCTTCAGCAGTTGTCAAAAACACCCAATCTTGAGCGCTTTTACAATTTCACTAATGAACTGATATTAGACAGAACGTAAAACCTAGAACCAAACTGGCAATACAAACTGAAAGAATAGCGTATAAGAGGAATATTAAAAATTTGTTCATTCTTTATCCTGGTTAATGCTTTTAAACCCTTTCAAATCTGTACATCTGTTCAACATTTGGATATTTGTTATGATCTACCTCTGACATAAACATATCCAAAGGCCTTATGCAAGGATCATCAATGGTACTATTCTTTCCTGATAAGTCGAAATATACGACCATCTTTTCTTTAGTTTCTGAATGGTGGCCTATCGCCAAAATTTTATAATGATTTCCTTTGAAGTGTTTAAAAACTTCACCTGGCTTTGGTGCTGGTCTATTCATTATTCCTCCGTGTCTATAGGTTCAATGACTTTATCAGCGTCAAAAATTTTGTTGTAAAGTTTTTTATATTCATTGGCTTGCTTAATTTCTTTTTTTCGTAGATCCTCAAAGGGTGCAATGATTGAACCATCTAAACAATCCGAAATTGCTACGTTCAATAATCCTTTTAGTTCTTTTAATTCTTCATCAGTTAGTGTTATTGTTTTCTCTACATCAACCATAAAGCCTCGTATTTTTATTCATTGGGTTTATAAAAAAGTTGAACTGTATGGATTTTGGTCAAACCAATATGGGACATAACTGTACCCATACGGATTTTGGTCAAACCAATATGGGACATAACTGTACCCATACCAATATAGACTGCACATCGTTATATCTCCAAATTGTCAAGAACATTGTCTATCTTTGGTGGCCTATCTACATCTGGAATTACAGGTGGTTTAACAATTTCTTTCTGTTCCTTTTTGACTGGAACATTAAATTTTTCTTCGGGCCAGTCTTGTTTTTGGACTGGCTCGCCCTCTACTGAAGTTCCATCCGTAAAATCAATTTTAAGTTTTCCAATATCCTTTGTACAGGAAATATGTAACTCAAACATTAGAAGTCACCGTTTAGCATTTCATCGGGAATATTTGAAGTTTCCTTCTTTTCCTCTTCTTCTACTGGTTTTGTTTTAACATCAACGGTTCCCTTAATAAAGTCAATATGCAGATCGACTTTTTCAATCAACTGATTGGCAGGTAAATCTTTAATTTCAATAATCATTGCTAATCCTTCTTGATGATAATTGTCATATCTCCTAAAGCAAGATAGTCAATCGATAAAACATCACAATTATAGTATTCTTTTAATTTTGTTTTGTTACAAAAATCAAAAATTTCTCCGTTTGAAATGCACTTTACTGAAGCATATACAAACTTTGCAGAATTTAGCTTAATATCCTTTAGCTTCATTTTCTTTTCCTTTTTAGTCATCTAACCAAATATCGTAAATGACATCGTAATCACATTTTAAAATCTTTGAAAGCGCTTCAAAAATTCTTTCACGAATTACACTATCACCAACACCAACAATATCGTAAATATCTTTAGGTGCAAGCAAAAATTTACTCAGCAAAGTTCTGAATGTTAGATTTGATCTGATTTTTGCACCTTCAGTATCAGTTGGATATGCCTTTATATAAAACTTTTTAACGTTTGTGTCTAAATTTATGTTCATCTTTAACTCTCTTTTTACATAATTAATTATAATATATTTTTTATATAAAAACAACATTTTTTTCATCAAAAATCTACCCTAATGGTAGAGGTGGTTTACTTTACTCCAGAACTTCCAAAACCATTGGAACCTCTTACAGTATCAGTTAAACTTTCAACTTTTTCGGCAACCTCTAACAGACAAGGAATTACAAGCATTTGAGCAATTCTATCACCCTTTTCAATATGAAAAGGTTCCTTATTCAGATTGTGAATTTTAACTTTAATTTCGCCTCTATATTCGGAGTCAATTACGCCTGCGTTGCACATCTCTGTATTGTGCTTAAACGTCATTCCACTTCTTCCCTTGACAATTCCAACATATCCGTTTGGAATTTCAACACAGCATCCTGTATTGACGTTGATACTTCCATTTGCAGGAATGTCTAAAGTTTCAATTGAGCGAAGGTCATAACCAGCATCGGTTGGGTTTGCCTTTGTTAAGTTTTCAATTTCACAAGTATATTTCATTTTTTCTCCTTTAATTATACAGTGGCACGTTTTTTTAAAATTTCCTTGATAATTTCTGACTGTTGCTCGTATCTAAGCATTTTCTTTTTATCTGCTTTTCTACCAAAATAAATCTCTTTTACAGTCTTTGGAATAATTCCTAGCGTGTCATTAGAATATACAGCACCATTGATACCTAGACTCACATTGTACTTCTTTAGAAGTTCCTTTGTTTTAGTCCAGACTTCTTCTGGATAATCAAGCAGTTTACTTTCATTTTGGTCATTAAAATACATTAAAATATGTTCTCTCAAATCAGGTGCAAGTCTTGATTTTGGAATAAATGTTTCAGGTGACATATTATGGCCAGCAATAGAAAGCATTGGGTACATTGAATTAACATCAAAGTTCATCAGCCATCTATGAATACCTGTGTTTGGTTCTCTCACAAAACCACCTACAACATTTGGAGTTTCGTGTTCTTCACGAGGAGGGCAAACAAGGTTTTCTTTATAGTAGATGTTCTGTAATCCGCAACTCCAAGGTCTTACTGTCGCCATCGCTTCAGAAAATGAGCAACCCATTGTCTGAGCAATTGAAATCATAATTGAAGTTAAATTGATTTTGTCATCAATTTTCTTTAAAAGGTAAACATCTTTAATACCGTACCAAACAAACTGAAATTGCATTAGATTTTGAAGTCGTTGATTATCAAATGGTTTTCCATTATGCTCAGCAATTTTTAACTGTCGTATTTCCTCTCTTACTGGGTCGTCATAAGGAGTTTCAGAAATTTCATAATCTTTTCCTGTATAAAAACTGTCAAATGTCACAAATTCATTATGCTCAATTTTCTTGTCGTTTAATTCTGCTTCAGAAACGGAATTTAATGAATACGAAGCGAGGTTTCTAAATGCAAACTTTTTATAAACCTTCATCAAGTCAAGATAATAATGTCCGTGACTTGAAAAGTCAAAAGTTGTTTGTCCGAAGTTTTCACCTGTTTCTAATTTTACGGTTCCATAATTTGAAAGTCTTTGAGTGTCTAAACCAACATTCTTTAATCTGTTATAGATGTAAGGATAATCGAAATTATCACCGTTCCACGCATAAATGATTAATGGATCCAAACGTTCAAAAATCTTTAAATAAGCGTCAAGTAGGTCGTACTCGGTATCAAATTTTAGATATTTTACAGGAAATTCACACTCATATCCTGGTTCCTGATAATAATCTCTTAAACCTAAAACATACATACAACCTGTAAAGTTGTCGTAAACCTGAATCAATGTAATTTCCTGTTCTGCAAGTTCAGGAAGTGGAAACGAACCCGCAGATCTGGTCTCAATATCTAAGTAAAAAATTCTAGGATTTTCGTTATATCCAGTCTGCCAAAAATTGTCACGAACATAACGGTCAATAGGATTAAACACACCGTAATTGTCACGAGCATCCTTTGCTGTTCCAAGATATTTTTCAAGTTTCAATGATTTGTCATTGACGTATGAATATGTTCCTTTTGAAAAAGGTTTATAATATTCGTATTGATTTGGAATTTCAATCTTTACAGACTTTTTCAAATCGGTGTCATACACCCTTACAAAGGGTGTAAACTTTTCTTTAAATGATGTTTCAAATCTTAGCATTTAATCTCCTATAAGCAACTCATTAATTCAACAAGGGTAGCAGATAAATTGAGATTTTTATCTCTTACTTGGTCAGACTGAAATTGACCCTTTGCAAGGGCAACTACTGCGTTTGGTAAGTTTGAAAACATTTCAATGTGATTGTAAAGGTATTCAAACATTCCATCAGGATTGGTTAATGAATTAACCAAAGAAATCATCTGCAAATATTCTTTATTTCTCATTGCGTTGATAATGTCGTCATAGTCCGAACCTTCAATGATAACCTCAAACTTACCATTCTGAACAGATCTCTGTAGGCATCCAATCATACTTCTTATCTTTGGATAATTGCCCTGAATGATTTTGACAATACCGCTCTTTACATTTTCGTCAAAAGGAACTCCTTCGTTTTCAAGAATACTCTTTAATTTCTCAAAAATAGGTTTAACCATTTCCTGCTTATCAAAAGAAGCAAAGTCATAATTTTGCAAACGGTCTAATAAAGGTTCAATAATTTTTGACTTGTAATTACCTGTAAAAATGAATGAGCAGTTACTTGAAAACTCATCTAAAAATCCTCTCCAAGCGGACTGTTGGTCTCTACTTATTGAGTCAACCTCGTCCATTACAACAATCTTTGGACTATCATCAAGACTTGAGGAACTCGCAAATTGCATAATTTTGTTTCTTAAAACGTCAATACCACGTTCTAATGAAGCATTAACAAACAGAGCATCCGCACCCAAACTTCTGATAATTGCCTTACAAGTTGATGTCTTTCCCAGACCTGGCATTTGAGACCAAAATCCCAAATTAGGAAGTTTTTCTTCTGCAATCCACTGTTTTAACTGATTTTTGACATCTGAAGGTAAGATAACATCATCAATTAACTTAGGTGCATATTTTTCGTACCAAATACTATTAATTTCCATTACAAAATTCCTCAATAAAACTTTTTCTTTTAATTATAAAATAAAAAAAATTAAAAGTCAATACTAAAGTTTTTTTTAATTTGAACGTTAATAATATATGATTTAAAAAATCAATGAGTTTCCTGTTATTTAGGAAATTAGTTCAAAATCCATTAAAGAGGAAAATAAAAATGTTAAGCATGCTCACAAATGTTCAGTCAATCAAGAACCAAAAGCACTATAACAACGTTACTGATAAACTTGTAAAGACCCAGGAACGTTTAACAACTGGTTTACGTATCAATTCTGCTTCCGATGACGCCGCCGGTTTACAGATTTCAAACCGAATGACAACACAGATTAACGGTTTAACTCAAGGTAACCGTAACGCAAATTCAGGAATTGCATACTGTCAAACAATTGAAGGTTCCATGAAAGAAGTTACAACTATGCTCGACCGCATTAGAACTCTTGCAAACCAGGCCGCAGATGGTACAAACACCTCAGCAGACCGTGCTTCAGCACAGGCAGAAGTTTCAGAATTAATCACAGAAATTCAGCGTATTGGTGAAAAGACTTCATACAACGATAAACAGGTTCTCGCTGACGGTGTTAATGGAACCACAATGAAGTTCCAAGTTGGTGCAAACTCTGGAGATACCATTGACTTAACAATGAAAAGTATGACCGATCTTTGCAAGGGAAAATCAGGAAGTGATGACGTTACCTTAGCACAGTTGGATATTTCAACTCAAGAGGGTGCTAACAAAGCACTTGACGCTGTTAAGGGTATGATTTCAAACGTTGACTCATATCGTGGTACATTAGGTGCTAAGATTAATCGTTTAGGCCACGCAATTGAAAACCAAAACAACGTTATTTCAAACACCGAAGACTCTCGTATGAGAATTAGGGATGCCGATAGTGCTGAGGAAACAGCAAACTTAACTGCATATCAGATTAGACAACAGGCAGCCGTTGCTATGCTCTCACAAGCAAACAGTTCACAGTCAATCGTTTTAAGTCTTTTGGGTGGTTAACAAAAACTCAAATTTTGGCGCTTAATAAGACACCCAGTTGGGTGTCTTTTTAATTGAACGATATTCCATTGCTTCTACAATATTTGTGACAACACGTTTGGAACCATTGATTTCTGTTTATTAAAAACTCAAAACCGAATTTCATTACAAGCACACCAAAAATTTCGTCAGCGCTTGTTCCGCATACACATAAGAAAATTAACGTTTTTAAAAAATAAAGAAACGGTCTTTAACTTCTTGAGGATAATAACTTGGAACGATAAACTTTCCATTTCTAAAGAAAGGAGTATCAGAATATTTAACAATTCTGTCTTTAAGCATAAGAACTCTATAATTAAATTCTGCTTCAAACTGTTCGGTTCGTTGATCTGCTTTTTTGGACGCTAAAATTTGTTCTCTTGGAATAACCATTCTTATTGCTTCTGATGTTATCATTGCAAGACGATAACGGTTTCCAAGATATTTACCAAGATACCAAACTTTTGCTGTTGGATCTATCAAAGACCACTTTTGAATTTGGTCCCTACTTTCAATTCTGACTAACCACGCCTCAACATTGTCTATTGAGCTCCAACAATCATTTTTGGTATACTTAGATGTGAAATGTCTATAACCATCAGCTCGTCTGTAATAACGATATTCTGAAGATGGTTCAAGAGGCCTAACAATATTTACAAGGTATCTTTCTTCTGATGTAGGACAAATAGAAAAGTTGACCATTATAGGTGCTCTAGGCACGTCAAGATACCAGTTGTAAGGAGGAATAATTGAAATGAACTCACGGAATTTGATACCATTGTTCTTTAATGCCTCTTTACAACTGTTATAAAAATTTTCTGTATAAAATGGGTCAATCGTTATAAACACGTATTCAAAAGTATTAAAAACTATTAAAATATTAACATTTTGTTTAGTAGATTGTTATTCTACTTGGTCTATACAAAAGACCTCTATCAATTATTTTCTGTATAACAGAAAACTCATTGATTACATTTTTAATTAAATATTTTCTAAGGATATTTAAAGCTCCGTTAATGTCAGCGTTTAACGCTTTACCTAACGAAGATAAAAACAAACCTCGTTTAATTCTACTTCCTTTATATTCATTGTGCTTTTCAATGCTTTCAAAAGCTAGAGAATCACACTTTGATGTATAGGACTCTTCTTGTGTAACAAGATTAATTCCTATTCTTTTACATTTATATTCAATCATCTTGAATAGTTTATAGAAAGGAATAAAAACAAATTTTTGATTGGTAAATTTACCAAGTTGAATGGAGTCTTTCCATTCTTTATTCCTTCCAATGACTATTGTACCAATTTTGTGTTCAACACAAAAATTTACAAGATATTTGGATGCTTTATGTAAAAAATCATTTATCTTGTTATTTCTCTTATAAGATAAATTATATATCTTAGAACTATTATAATTAAAATCTTGTTTTCCGCCTTTTAAAGGTCTTTCAGATTGTAATTTACCTAACTTCTTATTGTAGAACCGATTTATAGACTTTAAAGGTTTACCATTTAGAATAAAACACTCATCTTTAGAAACACAGGAACAAAGATTATTCATACCTAAATCAATACTTAGGTAATCATTTGCGTTTAAATCTGTATTTAATTCTTTAGTTTCATAATTAATTATTACTTTAACTTTATTATAAAAAGGAATAAAACTTATAGTCTTGAAATTTTTTAATTCCTCTTTATAAACTCCATTTGGAATATGAACTTTATGCTCTTTGTTTATAACTATAAACCGTTCTTTTATTTTTATAGTCTGATAAGTAAAAGTTATTCCATTTTGTTTTGTTTTATACTTAGGTGGTTTAGGCATTCCTTTATATTTTGAAGGATTCCTTTTAAAATCTTTAAGTGTCTTAAAATAAGAAGTATAATTAGAATTTAATTGCCTTAAACATTGTTGAGCAACTTGTGCTTTGCACATTTGCTTATAAAAATTTAATTCAGTTAAATTCTTTAAAAGTTTATCCAAATCATAATAAGATAAAAATTTAGACTCTTTATTGTAGTGTTCATTTATAAAGTGTCTACCTTGATTGTATAATAAGGTAGATAGATTAAATTGCTCATTTAACCATTTATCCTTTTTAATTTCAAATGTTCTACTTAATATCATTTTCTAAATTTAAATCTTTTTATTATTTATAATTTAAAGATACCTAAATAATTTTTAGTGCTTTTTAATATTTAATTGCTATAATTTTTGACATATCAAGAGCGCGCTCTACGATTTTATCCATATCATAATACTTGTATTCAGCAAGTCTTCCTCCAAAAATAACATTTTTCTCGGAATCCGCAATTTTTTTGTATTCTTGATATAACTTTGAATTTTTGGTATCATTTATTGGGTAATATGGTTCATCACCAAATTTCCATTTCTTAGGATATTCAAATGTTACAACTGTTTTATTACTTTGAGAGTGTTCAAAATGCTTGTGCTCACAAATTCTTGTATAAGGAATTTTAGAATTTGTAAAGTTCATAACAGCAACTTTCTGAAAATCAGGAATATTTAAAATTTCCGTTTCAAACTGCAATGAACGATACTCTAAGGTTCCTAATGAAAAATCATAAAATTTATCAATTGGACCCGTGTAAATTACAGTTGTTGCTTTGCTATTCCAGAACTTTCTATTGTCAAAATAATCGGTTTTAAGAATAACATCAATACCACTTAGCATATTCTCAAACATTGCAGTATATCCATCTTCTGGAATACCTTGATATTTTGAATTGTAGTAATTGTTATCATAGGTATATCTCACAGGAAGTCTTTTAATGATTTCTGGTGGCAATTCTGTACACTTTTTACCCCACTGCTTTTCGGTATAACCTTTGATTAATTTTTCGTAAATATCCTTTCCAACAAGCGATAATGCTTGTTCCTCTAAATTCTTTGGGGTTCCATTAAATTTCTGACTGTCAATAATTCTTCGTGCCCTTTCTGGGTCCGTAACACCCCACATTTTTTCAAATGTGTTCATATTGAATGGAAGTGGATATAAATTGTCGTTATAATTAGCAATTGGAGAATTGATAAAATTTTTAAACTTAGTAAAACGGTTTAAATAATTCCAAACTTCTTCGTTATCTGTATGTAAAATATGGGGCCCATATTTGTGTACATTTATTCCTTCGACCTTTTCTGTATAAACGTTTCCACCAATATGAGCGCGCTTTTCAATTACTAAAACCTTAAATCCACCGTCTGTTAATTCTCTCGCAAGAACGGATCCGAATAAACCTGCACCAACAATCAAAAAATTATATTTCATAATATACCTCTTAGATATATTTTATGCTTTTTATTACCATTCGTCAATGTCATTTTTAATTCCATTTGTTAAGATGTCATAAACTTTTTGATAGTCTCCTTTTTTACACGCTTCGTATAAGGCATTATGGAGAAGGTCATCAACAATTTCAATTCCTTTTTCAATATTTTTCCAATTTGGTACAATAGTAAAAAGACTGTTTTTAGTTAAAACAAATTTTAAATAATCTCTATATAATAGATATGTATTCATAATACAACGATATTGATAACCATCTTCTTTTGTTGAAGCAATAGTATTATTTCCATACATAGATAATGACCTATCATTATCAAACGAAGCGATAAAAGGCAATTCAAATGTTTTGATGTCCCGCTTGTAACACTCAACATCAAGCGATAAATCTTCAAGAATAGTTTTTCCAAACTTTTGACTATAATGCACGTCCTTAAGGGTTTCAACATTCAACATTAAAGCAGCTACCGAATGTGCTGGAAATTTTAATACTTTTTTCCAAGTATAATGAGCACAATTTATTTCTGCGTGAGCTAACCCGACAATTCCCCAGTTATCATAATCATTGACAAGTTTTAAGGCTAATTTAAAGGCATCCCAAATACTTCCTTTTTTCTTTGTGTTTGAAACGCTTGTCGTTCTTGGTTGGTCTGGATACCAAACGTCAAGTGAACGGTCATCATCTATCATTATGATGTGTTTAAAGTTTGACTGCTTTGCAAATTCCAGCATATACTCTCTTTTTGGTCCTATTCCTCTCCATTCAAGTCCCATTGAGTCAAATTCTTCTTTTCTGATTTCGTGAACGGTAACATTTCCAGGGAATGACTCTGGATAATTGTGGCGATCATCTTCGTAAATGAATAAATGAACTTCGCCAGGAATATCCCCAAGATTGGGGATAATTGTACCTTTTCTATTCTTGTAACTTGGAATAAACACAGGTGGTAGTTTATCATTATGCACTAATTCCAACGCTTCTTTGACTTTATGATTTAAAATTAACTCCTCTAAATTCATTACCAATCCTCAACCGTTATAGTAGTGCTTTTATTTAGATATGCAGAAAGTTTTTCCTCGTCCATAGTCTTACAAATTTCAGCAAGTTCCAAATCAACTTTATTAGATGCAACTGGAACAAAGAAAATTTTAATTTTACCGTTAAGCTGTCTAATACGTGCGTACTCTGGAAATAATCCTGCAACCTTCATCAATAATTGGATCCAAGGTAAATGAACAAGTAAGGTATCTTTGTCATTGTTGCAAGGAAATTCTGCTTTGATAAATGTTGGAATATTGCAAACTAAACCTTCCCTTGCACAATCTAATGAAAAAATAATGTTTTCAGCTGAATGTTTTTCAAGTCTGTAATTGATATTTTTCTCAACCAATTGCTCCACATCAACAATGTATGTCTGGGTCGCAATACCTGGCTTATATGCGTTTTTATAGTCCCAGTGTAAAGGCAACATCTCGGAGTCTCTAATCGCACATACGGCACAATTAGTTTCTTCCTGAATTTTCTGCATAATTTTAAATGCTGTTGTGATAGATAACTTCTTTAATAACGCACCTTTCTGCTCCTTGAATGACTCACCTGGGTTCATCTTACAATATGCCAAGTCGTCATCTGTCGTAAAAAATTTTTTAATTCCGTTTTTAATTGCGTACTCTAGGATCCATCTGCGTTTTTCAACAATTCGTCTTTCAAGGACAAACTTGTCAATATCTGTTTTTGGAATAATAACTTTCTGAGCATCCACATCTTTATAGGACTCAATGTCGTCTTCATCAATAACCAAAATAGCATTAAGGTCTTTCACTAATCCCAAAACATTTGCCTTTGGTCTGTTTTTATAAGTTGGAACAAAAACAGGAACTAATTCCACATCCTTTACAAACTCATCGATACCTGTTAAGTCCTTTTTGTTTATAGCAATGTACTCATCTAAAGTCATATTATCCTCTTACTTCTAAATATTTTTTAACGCCATAACCGAAAATCATAGCATCCTTACTGTAAAACCTACAATTTTTTAATACTAAATAAAATTTTATTTAAATTACCTTTGAAAAGGGATCAATAGTCACTTCTCTTGAATAGTATTTCCAACTATCTGCGGTACCATATTTTTTGATACCTTCTTTAATTTCCTGCTCTAAGGTGTCAAATTTTGTTTTAAGATTTTTTGCCCAACCACTTGTAGGAATAGCACTAGCCATTCCTAAATCAACGGCAATAGTTTTTTCATTTATTGAAGCGCCATTAATTGCTGATGAGGTATAAGAGAATGGTCTAAAATATTCCTTAGCATAAATTTTAACATTATTAGGATATTCAACAAAATCACGTTTTACTGGTTTAAGATTATACTTTTCACCAATTGGCTTAAACATAACTGGACTTGAAATCAAAGAACCTTCATTCCAGTTTTCATATACTGCATACCAATCATTTAGAAATTGTTTTGAAAAGTCGGATCCATCAGAACCAATTGCACCAGGACAAATACATTTGGCGCTTTCACAATATAAAAAAATTGAGGATTCCAACATATCCTGTGTAAATGGATTTATCATAAAGGTATCTGTATCAAGATAAATGCCACTATGTGAACGCATAAAATTAAATCTAGCAGGGTCCGAAAGATAAGACCAGTTTTTTCTCTTAAACGCTTTTTTATTCCATTCCAAATTCATATCAATATATTCTTCTGGAATTTTAATAACCTCAAAATCAGGGTTACAACGTTTCCAAGAGTCTATGTCATTTTGAACATACTTAGGTTCCGAACTTCCGTACCAAAAATAATAAATTTTTTTCTCAATCATTTAGATCACCTTTTAATTAACACAAAATATTTATAAGGAGCTTTTCAGCTCCTTTTGTGTTAGGTGAAACAAATGATCACATATTGCTTATCTTAAAGAAATATTTTGTGACTCAATGAATTTTACAACTTCCTTTCTTAAGCGTTCTAAATTATCAGAAATAAGTGTAAATCCACCTACTCCCCAAACAAAAGAAAATGTTGTTCCATCCTTTTTGATGACTGTTAGAGTGTGATTTGGTCCCTTTGTAACGGTGATATAATCATAATCACTCTGAATGTATGGGTTTAAGGCAATCTGAAGATTATCCTTAACAGTTACTTTTAAAACGACCTGGGTCTCATCATTAGCTACAACGTTAAACATTTTATTTCCTTCCTTTTTAAATCATCTCATTTCCAACAAAAATCATTGCAATTGCAGAAACTAAACACGCAAGCATTTGTTTAATGTCTCCACTCATAAAAAATTCATAACCAAACATTGTACAACAAATTCCAGCAAAAAATAATTTTAACATTTTTCTTTTCTCTCTTTAACTTACAAATTAATTATAAAATATTTTATATACAATTTCAATATATTTTTTAAATTTTTTGCCTAAAATAAAAAAGTCTTTACAAATCAAAGACTTAATAAAAATAGATCTTTAACTAAGTTATTGATTTATAAAGACTTTTCAAAAAGCGTAAAAAATACTGAATAATTATTCAGAAAAGCGATCTAAATCACATTTTTTGGTTACCACAAAAGTTTCACATATAGAGTATATTCACGATCTACCGTTTCATAATTTTGGTGAGTTTCTGAAGTGATATTAAAGGAAATAACATCAAATGGTTTGTACTTTTCCAATTCATTTGTTATGTTAATTTCTTTATGTTCTTTTGTTCGCAAAATAACTTTATCAAATGTTATTTCGGAACTTCTTATTAATTCATTTAGGGTCATACTTTTCCTTTTAAAACTACACTTGTTGGTTCATTACCTCAAGGCGATCGCCGTTATGCAATTCTACCATTTTTCCAAACCTTCAGTAATTTCATAATTACATATATACACTTCAACTGTTTTGTCTGATTTATTTTTGCTCGAATTGTTCCAAGCATTATAAGATTTATTTAGATAATATACATTGTATTCCTTTGCAAATTCCTTAAGCAATTCATTTGAACGTCCTTTGTGTTCAAAAACATTTGAAATTCCAAATTTAGCACTTGTCTGACTGCAAAAATCTTGTAGTTTCAGCTCTTCCTTTTCTGTCCAACCAGAATTGTAATTTGCATTAGTAATCAGATAAGGAGGATCTAAATAAATAAAGTCATTTTCCTTATATTCAAAAGCATTTAAAAAAATCATCAAAATTCTGACTGTAAAAATCTTTGTTTTTGAATTTAAAAATGTCTAAATCATAGTGATGCTTCCCGTTTATTTTAAACAAATTTCCAAATCCTGCATTAAACTCATTTTTGGAATTAAACCTTATCATATGATTAAAAGAACATCTTGAAAGAATATACAGAAGCAAAGGGTCTTTTGATGAATTATATAGAGTCCTTATATTATAAAAAGCTTCATCTTTTATATTATAAAGATCATATTTTTCAATATATTCTTGTAATTTGTTTTCTTGATATTCAGTCTTAAAATAATTATAAAGGTCTATTAACGGTTTACAAATATCATTACACTTATAATGATTGGCATTAACATTCAAAGATACTGTACAGCTGCCACAAAAGACATCATAAAAAGTATCTATATTTTTTGGAAATAACGGCAGTAATTGTTTCATCAACGAAAATTTACTACCACTATAAACTATTGGAGATCTTACCATTCTTCTAAATTCTCTTTAATTTATATATTTACTACCGTATTCTCTATTCTACTTTTTGCAATTTCAAAGTAGTTTTTATCTAGTTCAATACCTATAAATTGCCTGTTTAAATTCTTACAAGCAACTCCTGTAGTACCGGAACCCATAGTGAAATCAAGAATTAGGTCATTTTCATTAGAATATGTTTTGACCAGATATTCAAGCAGCTCAACAGGTTTTTGAGTCGGATGGAGTTGATCTTGTCTTCTCCATTTTTGTGGAAAATCAAGAATACTTATAGGATATCTTGTTCCTTTGTTGTCTGTTTGAACACCAGCAATACCATACTCCATATTGTTTATTTTGTTTGGGGTATAATTTCGTTTATAAGGCGTTCCTTCTGTCATTTGAGGATTATAGACGCTAGCACTCTGACCAAAAACAAGAATATTCTCGTGTTTTTTCAATGGCATATATTTTGCTGTCAAAGGACTTCCGCATTTGGATTTTTTCCAAATAAGTTCATATCTAAATCTTTTTTCATTGGATAATGCCAACTTATAAGAAAAAATACCATTACCAAACAAAACAATATTTCCTTTTGGAATTATCAAAGCATTAAGACGTTTCCACATTTCATCAAAAGGAATTATAGAATCCCATTTGCAAGCTGTAGATCCATACGGAGGATCGGTTATGATAGCATTGACTTTAATTCCTTTTTCAATGAGGGAATCCATAACTTCTAAACAATCACCATTATAAAGTTCTATCATTTATATTCCTATCATTGATAAAATATCATCAGTTGTCATTTTTTCTGCTTTGTCTATTTGGACATCCTTTTTGTGGATCTCTCTAATTTCCGATTTTGCAAACTGTTCGGCATTCTTTTTGTCCTCAACTGTCTTAAAATCGGTTTCCCCGATTGGATCACTAAATCTCATTTTCTGATAGTCAATATCAAGCATAAAACTATCGGTAATACCTGTATAACGATTTTTTGTGAACTTAACAAGGACCTCTGATTTTTCTTTCATTGCTTCATTTTGGAGAATGAACATCATTAAATCAGCAGTTGCATTTGTACCGTACGAATCGGACACCGCAGAGTTATCAACTCCGTCAACCTTGTTGATTGCTGAACGATTTAACTGTGAGGCACTTACAATTGGAACACCAAGTTTTACTGCTTGTGCTCTTACTTCTTCAGAAATGCTCTTAACATAAGAATACAAACCAGCATTTGCACTCACTAAATCAGACTTCATAATTCCTAAATAATCAATAAAGATTATATCAAAAGTGATACCTTTTTCAACTCGGAATTTATCAACTAAATCTGCTAACATCAATGCACTAAACGAACCCGCTGGATATTCCTTAACAAACAATTTTCCACAGGAACCCTGCATTTTGTACTTTTGATAAGCATTTAAAATATCATCTTTTGTTGTTGGTGCTCTTTCAAGAGCGGAAATCTCAACATCAGTCTTTGATAGATCTCTAAAGGTATTGACACCAATGTCAAAAACATTTGCTTGAATACGTTTCATCATCTCATTTGGAGACATTTCAAGGGACACCATCAAAACGTTTTTATTATTTTGAAGCATACCAGAAATAAAATCGCACATCAGTAATGACTTACCAACACCTTGGGCTGCCAAAATGACGTTAAGAGTTCCAGGAAGAAAACCACTTCCAATACGCTTGTTGACTGTTTTTAAGTGGGTTTTAATTCCAAATTCTCTTTTTGAATAATACTCAATTTGAGCATTAATGTCATCAAAATCAAGTCCTAAATCGCTGTCAATCTGAATCTTTGACATTTCTTCCACAAGCGATTGTGCCTTTTTGATTTTGCTTTCGTCTTTGTTCATCAGACCTTCGGAACCTATTTCAAGTGACTTGTAATAGATGGAATCCTTGATAAATCTGACGGTTTCATTGCACATAAAATCTGTGTTAGAGTTTAAATCCGTTTTTGAGATATTTTTTAAGGACTCCACAATAGTCTTTCTAAGTTCCGCATTTGGAACGTCTTTGACCATTGTTACAAGAGCAACTTCCGATGGTCGTTCTTTGTACTCTGCGTAGTATTTTTTAAGAAGTTTAAAAACCTCTTTGTTACCAATTGTCTTAAAATAATCGGACTTTAAGAGGTTAAAGCATTTGTTAAAAAAAGTCCCGTCATAGACTAGGGACTTTAAAAGAATTTCCTCAAACATACTGTAATAAATCTTTCTTTGTGTTAACGAAAATATTGTGCTGTTTTGCAAATTCCTTGACGTGTCTTAAAGTTGTTGGAGAATAGTCCCACATTTCAAGGAGTTTTAAAACACCGTTTTCATACTTAGCAACTGGCATTGTATAACTTAACAGAACTTCAACACCCTCAAAAACCTGAACTAATGCCTTTGCATAGAAGGACTGACGGGCGTCATAAATAGGAGTTAATTCGTAAATCATTTTCTGTTCCTCTCTTTTTTACATATTAATTATAATATGTTTATTATAAGAAAACAACTATTTTATGTGATTTAAAAACACATTTGCGTTTTCATTTCACATATTAATTATAATATGTTTATTATAAGAAAACAACTATTTTATGTGATTTAATTCAAATTAATTATATATAAGAATTTAATTTTAATTAATTATATATAAGAAAACAACATTTTTTTAATTGTTAAAAAGGAACTTTTAAAAGTTCATTATTTGTGATTTAATTTATATAAGAATTTATGTGATTTAATTTTAATTAATTATATATAAGAAAACAACATTTTTTAATTGTTAAAAAGGAACTTTTAAAAGTTCCTTATTTGTGATTTAATTTATATAAAAAGGGACTTTTAAAAAGTCCCCTTATTTTTAGACGTAAGTTGTATAATCCGAAATCATTTCGGGTTCTTCTTTTTCAGTAGGTTCCTCTGAAGATGGAACATCTGGAATGATTGGTTCTTCCATAGTTCTAATGTACTGAATATCAGGAGTTTGTAAAACTTTCTCAACAGCACATAAGACCGACTTTGCGTCGGTTTCGTCAGGAGAATTTGGTAAAATCATATCCTGCATTGAACCATTAATCATCTTCTTGGCTACCCAATCATCGTTCTGTTTAATGATATAAATCCATTCATCAGTTTCAAGACCATCACGGAGACGAGCAAACACATCGTAGTCTTTGACTTCTTCAGGTTTTGCAATTGCTTCTTTGTTTTCTGAAACTTCTGATGGTTCAATAACACTAGCGTCCTCAACTTCTGCTACAGGAACGTCTTTTTCAGTTGAAACAGGTGTTTCTTCCTTTTCTAAAATCTGCTTAAACTTCATTACTTTCTCCTATATTCCATAAGATAATAGTCCATCTCATTTGGGTTTTCAACGTGGTCAATTGAAACAATGTCAAAACCTTTCTTCTTTGACATATCAACCTTAACTAAAGGACCCTCATAATCAGGCACAACAATTGGAACGGAAGTGATTAACAGTCTGTCTGCTAATTCAAATCCCTCCTCAATAATTCCCTTACCGCCAATGAGGTAAACATCACCATCAATTTTAGCTAATGCTTCTTTAATACTTGAATAACATTCAACGTCCTTAACAGGGTGTGTTGTGATGATGATATTTCTACGGTCAGGAAGTTCTTTTCCAATGCTCTCAAAAGTCTTTCTGCCCATAATCACAGTCTTTCCTGTGGTTTCCTTTTTAAAATTCTTTAAGTCTGAAGGAATATCCCAAGGAAGAGTGCCATTTACGCCAATTACGCCGTTTAAATCGCAAGAAAAAATACAAGTAATCATTTATTTTCCTTAATTTTTTTAACCAGTTTGTCAATAACCTTTGTTAAATCTGGTTTATTTCTATTATCAATCAGATAATCAAACTTATAATTATCCAATTCCCGTTCTGATATGTGTTCATTTTCTGCTATCGTGTCATCTGCAATCACCTTTATTTTTAAAGCACCATTAAAACTCTCAATTTCGTGGAGAAATCGAGCATCCGTAATAATTGCGTAATCAACATTATCAGCAATTATCTTTTCTTTTATCTTATTAACCCAAAATAACTTATCGACCTTATTCACAAAAATTTCGGTTCCAAATTTCTGCAAAATAGTTCTCATTGTGGTTCCATTTACTGTGAATGGTTCCGTTGAGTTTTTAAATCTATCAAGCTCCTCTAAACTTAAAGAAAAAATCTCACATAGATATTCCTTTAAAGTGCTTGATAAAGTATATAACTTAGCATTATTTAATCTTTCTTTTAAAAGACCCGCAATATAGTCTTTGCCACTTCTTGCGGGACCTGAAATAGTTATTATCAAAGTTCAGAGCTCCACATTTTTTCGATACTTGTTTTCTGGGTTTTTGAAAGAGTCTTTTCAGTTTGAGCAATTGTCTTTTCTAACTCCTCAAGTTTTTCTGAAGTTAAAGAGTAAATTGGCATTCCGATAAGATAGTTATAACTTCCATCAACCTTTAAATAATCTACTAACTGTTTTTCAATTTCAGACTTTGAAACATTTTGAATTTTGATGGACCCAGAAATATATTCATTTAAAAATTTTGACTTCATCTTTAAAATGCTTAATTCTGTATTGATTTTTTCAATTAAAAATATCTTTCTCTTATTTAAATATTTTAATTTTATATCTATATAAAAGTCAATAATTTCTTTGGAATTTTTAAATTCTCTAACCTTGAGATTATCATCAATACTTGTATAGTTTTCTGAAATTGGTTTTAAAAGTTTTAAACGCTCTAACAAGGCGTCTTCAGATGTATCAATTCCTCTTGGGAGGGTGACTCTGAATTTTAAGGTGTTTTCACCGTCACTCTCATTTGAATATCTGATAATATTCTTCTTATCTGATAAATCATCGAGCACCTTAACATAACTCTTTAAGTCATAGGTAAATGGAATTTCAGAAATCAGATATTCATTTCCTTTTACGTGTTCAATCTTTCCCTTGACAATCCACTTGTTTGGTTCCTCACCCTGTTCAAAAGAGCCGTTAAAATTCTTGATCCAAGGGTTTAATAATTCAGTTGAAGGTTCCTTTCCAGACAACTTTTCTAAGATATATTGCTTTAGTTTTTCTGGATTTCTAGGTAAAATCTTTTGAGCAAAACCACTAGATACGCCCTCACTTCCGTTCACCAAAAGCATTGGCAAAGTTGGGACATAAAACTTAGGTTCAATTCGGGAACCCTCAAAAAACTGTTGGTCTAGGATTTCGTCATCTTCGTACTTAAACAGTTCAAACAGAGCATCGGAACCTTTTGCAAAAATGTATCTTGGTGCTGATGCCTCCTGAATACATCTTGTTCCAAAGTTACCAAATTTCTGAATTAAAGGAATATTATTGGTTCCAGCAAAATCTTGGCCCAATGTTACGACAACACCATCTAAGGAACCGTGTAAATAGTCTGCATATTCCGCACACTTATTTGATAACTGTAAAACCTTTGTTTTATCTTTAATCTTTTTTTCGTGAACAGTAAAGATAACCTTTCTAGCCGCGTTCTTTAATCCGTCAATCGCACTTCCGATTTTTCGGATATTGTCATAGCTTGCATAATTAACTAACTGTCCATTGAGTAAATCTTTGATTGAAATTTCCTGCATTACCAAGTTTCCATTAAGTTTATTAACATTGCTTGTCTAAATTTTTCATTTTTCTTTATTATATCACAAAGATCTTTAACTGTATACCTTTTAAAATTTTTTTTGATTGATTTTTTTAAGTCTGAAAGAACTTTGTAATATGCTTTATCTCCGTCTGATAACTTATTATAATGATTTATCATTTCCTTATTCCAAAGGTTATCATTAGGAAACTGTTCATAATATTTTTTAAAATATGCTATGTAGTTTAAACTCCACTCTTTATCAAGTGTTGGATCTTGAGATTTTAAAAGTGTAAAAACCTTTTCAATGTCCCATAAAGGAGCACTTCTGAAGTTCTTTATACAAAACTTCCTTATGGTTACATAATTGCTCCCTCGCTCCTTTAACATTTCCTTACAAAGTTCATCAAACTTCCAAAGTTTTTCACGTTCTGCTTCTTGGGTTTTTAAAATTTCATCTGCATTTTCGATCAAAAAATTCATATCTGCTACAACCTTTAGTACATTTTAAATTCCCTTGAAATTTGCAACAACCTTCAAGTGCTTTTGAACTTCTACTGTTTCCGAAATTAAATTCTCAATTTCTTTAGCATCCTTATAAACTTGTGGAGCCTCATCAATTGTTTTCTGACATACAGTCCTTGAAGAAATTCCAGTCATAGCGTTTTGGAAATCTTCAAGAGTTAAACTCTTCCTTGCCTGGGTACGTGATAAAATTCTACCTGCACCATGTGGACCAGAGAAATTCCAATCAGGGTTTCCCTTACCAATTGCGATTACACTTCCATCTCTCATATTAAATGGAATTAGAACTTTTTTACCCTTACTACAGGAAATAGCACCCTTTCTTAGAATTTTATCATCAAAATCTATGTAATTGTGAACTGTTACAAATGCACCAACTATTCTAGTATTTCCTAAATTTCTTAGAATGGTGTCACCAATCTCTAAACGATTTTTCTGAGCATAGGTTTGACAAATCCGCATATCATTCAGATAGTCATCAAAATTGGTTCCTGTTAAGAAAGACAGGTCACCTCTTGGATTGGTTTGCTTTGCAATTTTCATGTGGTGACTGCATACTTGAATTCCTAGATTTCTTGAACCACTATGAATAACAATATAACGGTTACCGTCTTCGTCTTCGTTTAATTCAATGAAGTGGTTACCACTACCTAACGATCCGATAGAACGCAAAATTTGATCTGGGTTATCTAACTTAAAAGATAAATTCTTAAGGTCATCAAACTCCTTCATTTCCGAGTTGTATTTACCTACACCAGCTGGGACTTTCTCACAAGCATCCAAGAAGTCATCAACTGAAAAATCTCCCTGTACCTTTAAGCATAAAATGGCGCACCCCACATCAACACCCACAAGGTTAGGACACAATTTATCATTGATAGTCATTGTAGTTCCAATGGTGCAACCTTTGCCTGTGTGGCAATCAGGCATTATGTGGATAACACTACCCTCTGAAAGGTCACAGTCAATCAGCGCTTTGACTTGAAAAAGTGTATTCTGGTCAACATTTTTGGTATGAAAAAATGCATCTGCATATTTTCCAGTCAATGTAATGGTAGAACCAGTCAATGTAATGGTAGAACTCATCTTAACTCCATAAAAAGTCATTTCTTACTATGTATAATATAGATCTTTATAATAAGGAAAACAACAATTTTAATTTCAAAATGTGACTAAAATCACACTAAGCGTCTGCTATACTAAAAGTATTTTCAAGAATAAACTTCTTTCTAGGAGCACTATCAGAACCTAACCAATCATTAAGATTTTCCTCACCGTTTTCAAAATTGATGATACTTATCATCTTTTCAATTCCATCGACCTTAATAACTTCCTGTAAATCGTTTTTGTCCCAAGAACCAAGACCTTTGAAATAAAATGACTTTTCGCCTTTCTTTATTTCAATATCTTCATTAAGATTGTAAATCCAATGCTGAATTTTATCATTCTTGAAAAATGCGACAACAGGTGTATCAAGAATACCTACACGGCCTTCGTATTCAGGTAAATACTTGTGAATAAACCCACTAAGTAACGAACGGATGTGTATGCCGTCTTTTTTTCCTTAATTATACTGACCCCCCCCAAAGGGTCAGTCTAAATCCTGATCGGTTGCATAAACAATATATTGATATCCACTCTTTAATACTTTTCTTCGTCTAATATTAGGATTATTCTTATATGCTGATAATTGTTCATCTGTGATTGTTTTTAATTTATTAATTTTCATATTCTTTACCTATATAACAATTTTTTCTAATTTTTGCAACATATCTAATGTGATACAATTTTCCATTTAATGGGACATAATTATTATTTAATGATTTATGATGATCATTAATATTATTAAGTATAACATAATCTTTTTTATAATGCAACCAATAAACATCTTGCCTACATTTAAAAATATTTTCCCCATCAGATACCCAATAATATCTGTTTTTATATGTTGAAATATGTCTATCATAATTTTGAACAGAAATCATATTATTACAATAAGGACATTGTTTATATTCACGTTGATATTTGGCATACATTCCTTTTAAATTTTCGTTATTTTCAAATTCTTCTTTTGTTACGCATACGTTCTCATTAGTTTTAATATTGTATGCCATGATTCTTTTTTCTCTAAATTCAAATTCATCTTTATGAGAATTATAATATTCTTTTGAAACTTTTACTTTATTTCCGTTTTTATCTTTAGTATAAACAAATCCATAATTCAAACCGACTAAATTATTTCCTTAGCATATTCTTTGGTACAATGAACCAAATTTCCTTTTGAATCTCTATAAATTGTTTTTCCTTTATTTAGAGGAATATATTTTTCTTGGTGAGAATAGTATTCTTCGCAAGATACAGATATTGGTAAACCATTTTCTTTTAAAAGAACGTGAACAATACCTGCATTGTCATTTCGGCCATTACTACCGGAATTACATCTGTTATAAAAAAGAGGTGATTTGGATGCTTTAACTCTATTTAAATATTGTTTTTCGAACATTAATGCTTCGGCACTTGTATTAAAAATTTTGACAACTTTTATTTTAAACTGTTTTACATTGTGTCTAAAATATTCATTTAAAATTTTTGATGAAGTAAAATATTCTTTACCAATATCAATATATTTTGAGGACCTTTTTCCTATATAATGTTTAAGATCACCTCTAGGATTTGTATCTGTTAATCTATAAACATAATGCAACATTATAGTAAATCCTTAACTAATTTCCAAGAACCTTTATAAAAGATTTCGTCATTCTCATTAACTATTTGCATTTTGCCATCTATTTCTATTTCATACCAGTCGCCATCTTCTTCAGGTGATTCGTGAGTTGTATTTTTAATAATATTATACAGATCAGATAATTCTTTATTGGAAGTGAATTTCTGCTGAGAAACGTCCCAAGCATTTAATGGTTTACCTTTCAACATATAATAACCGCACTCTTCCATTCCAAAAGTTGGCATTAATGAACCTGCGGCTGATTCACCTTCGGTAATCATTAGATACTTATTTTCTTTATTTGCAGGAACATATTTGTCATTCTTGATTTTCTTAGGTTTACTAATTGCCTTCATTTCTGCTTTACGCTTTAACTCTTCCTTGATTTTGAAGACATCAACGATAGGGTCAATGATGGCAGAATTTTTTAAAACAGACTTAATGATTGGTTCCCAAGAACTATCACCAAAATAGGCATTCATTTCACCTGTGGTATTGGTAATCTTTTCTTTAGTCTGTGAGTTAAATTTTGGATTTGCAAAATTCTTGATAAAGGCAACCACCATAAGTTTGTTCTTAATATCGGCTGGCTTTAAGGTTTTGTACTTTCTGATTAACTTGTCCCTAATACCATTAGAAACGTAAGAACTGATAATATCAATGTGGGTTCCACCGTCTTTGATGTTAAGTCCGTTTACATAACTAAACTGTTGGAATTCATCTGTGTCCGATGGTAAAATTGCAAACTGATAATTTTCGGTTTCAAAAACTTCGTATTGGTCACCAAAAAGTTTGATGTACTTCTTAAAAGAAGTAATACCTATCTTTTTTCCGTTAAATTTAAAAGTGATTTCAGGAAATGTTACATTCAGATTTACAAGTCTTTGCTTAATTAGGTCAATGTGTTCTTGAGTGATTTTCTCTAATCCAAATCTTTCTAAGTCAGGATAGAATTTTACTGAAACTCCATGTCCTACGGACTTTTTAACGGTATCAACAAAGGTACTAGCATTATCTTTAAAGGTAATCTCATAACGGTTTTCCCCGTCATCAGAAATACCAGTAAACTTCTTGGACCAAACATTAGTGCAGTAAGAACCAACGCCGTTCATACCAATTTGAGTTCTGTTTTGGTCATTTCCGAAATTGGAACCAGACATTGCATAACCCCAACACACAAATGGGATCCACTCCCCGTCGGTGTTTTTCTTTACAGGAATACCAGGTCCATTATCTACAACTTCCACGTAGTCTGGGTACATTTTTACGGAAATTTCATTACAACCTTTAAAACCCGTCTTGATTGCAATATCAACGGAATTGTCAATAATTTCATTGATGATTTTAAGCAGCCCAGGAACATACTCGACTTCTTTGATACCAATGCGGGAGTCGTTGATCAAAACGTATTCATTGGACTTAACAAGATTGTTAGCACCAATGTACATATTTGGTCTTTCAAGAATATGCTCACGTGAGGTCTTTTTAAGGTAATTTTCCATTACTCAAATCTCCATTCGATTTCTTCTAAACGTGTTTCCAGGTCCTTGATTTTCTTTTCAAGTTCCTCAATCTTTTTCTCGATAGGATCCTTAATATCCGTTTCTGCGGTTTCAACATTTTTTTTAATAACCTCTTTTTCTTCTATAATCTCAAACATATTTTTTTTTCTCTTTAAAACATTTATTTATAAATACATTATAGTAAATTTTAACAGAATGTCAATATGTTTCATCATAACACTATAAGAAAATATACATTAGCTATGCTCAATTTCTTTAGCAACCTAGAAGTTGAGTACAAAAATGAGCGTGAGCAAATCATTCAAAAGAAAATTCCAATTCACTATAAATTTAGGGAAAAGGAAATTTTAATGACTCAAACAGAAGACCAAATTGTTACAGGAAATCTTAATGTACTCCCAAGAGCGGTGTTAGAATTATCAAGTTTTAGTGTTGATACAAGCAGACAGTCTTCAAAATACAACAAGATTCATCAGTTAAGACTTCCTCAAAGCCAGGAATATCAATACAATTCGGTTGCTTATACGTTTGTATATTCACTTAAAATTCTGTGTAGAGGAATGAACGAAGCATGTCAGATTGTTGAGGAAATAGCACCAAAATTCAATCCAAATGTGGCGATTGATGTTTTTGACGCTGAAAACGAAAGCACCCCTACAAGAGTTCCAATTCAGTTAGGAAGTATAGGAATAGAAACCGAAGGATTTGAAGATAAATCTATGAACATTTGTACAGTTAGTGCTGAGTTTACATTATCTGGTTATCTTTTCCAACCAATTAAAGAGTATCCATTGATTAAGCAATTAACAATGAATTTTAATACTCCTTATAGAGAAACAGAGGAAACCGATTTTAAAGTTATTGACGGTAAACCTCAATTTGCCCCAAAGCATAGGGTTCTTAACCAAGATGAGGTTGATTACTCAGCAAGACTGTATATTGAACCTTTAGAATTGGTCAAGGAAGGAAACGTTATCACCTGTAAGTACAAAACAAATTACGATAAGGATCCAAAAATCACATTTATTTCCCAAACCGTTGAGATTGAAATGGTTTCTAAAAATTCCTGTTCTATAAATGGAAGTGGAGATGTGTGTGCCATCCTTGAAGCAGAAAACGTAAGAGCAAGTATTTTAGCGAGGTTCTAATGAAAGTTGTATTTTTACTTTTTAAAAAACTTGGAACCAATTTTTGAAATCTAAAAAAGAGGATTGGATTTTATGAGAAATGCGTTATTAGGCTATACTGGATTTGTTGGTTCAAATTTGTACGACCAACTCGACAAGGAAGGATTAGAGTGTTATAACTCAAAGAACTTTTCCGATTTAAAAGGACATTTTGATAATGTTTATTGTTGCTGTGTTCCTGGTGTAAAATATATTGCTAATGCTAAACCACTTGAGGACCTACAGAACATTCTCAAAATTCTAACTAAGCTAAAAGAGATAACCTGTGACAATTTCTTTTTGGTTTCCTCTCAAGATTGCAACGCAAACACCTTTTCCAATGAGAATTTTTTTGATATTCCGCCAACAAAATACGGAACCCATAGATTAATTTTTGAAAAGTATTGTCAGGATTTTTTTAATTGCTATACATTGAGAATTGGTTGCTTGTTTGGCAATAACCTAAGAAAAAATATTATCTATGATTTAATGAATGGGCATTTTCTTGAAAATATCAAGGAAGATTATACAATGCAGTTGTACTGTCTTGATAATCTTAAGCACGACTTTGATATGTTAAAAGCAAAGGATATAAGGGTTTTAAATAGATTTTCGGAACCAGTTTGGATTTCTGATATTATCAATGTATTTAATAAATGTGGATATAATTACTCTTTCAATTTAAAAAAGAACTTTGATAAATGCTACAATAACACAGGAATGTTATATTCATCGGAATACCAGTTATCTTTGCTTGAGGAATTTATTTGGAAATTTAAACATTCTTCAACTCCTTAAATAAGTCAAAGACATTATTAATTTTACCACCCAAAATAGAATATACATTGTCAGTTTTTAAAACGTGACAGATTCGGTTTTGATTATCTGGCGTTTGGATATAACATTTTTCCCCAAAATCAGAAAACTTGTACTCAAGTTTAATTTCTGGAATATACTTTCTAACTCTTTCAAAAACCTTTTCGTAATTAGAGGTTTTTGAAATTAGATTGTTGGTTAAGTCAGCACCAGTTAATGTTTTAAGACCATTGAAACGTTTAGGTAAACACATAGACGAAAAATAATTTCCGTCAACCACACAAAGAGCAACATTGTCAAGATTATCCCTAAAATAAATCTTTTCTGAAATTTCGGTTTTATAGTTTTCAAAAATAGGCAAGTCTGAATTTAATAAAATGTCATTTATTCCAGCATAAGAGCACAAAAAGACTTTATCAAACATATAAATTGATGAGTCAGAGCATACTAAAGTGTTTTTGTATAAGTTTGTTACCTTTTTATTATATAAAACATTATCAATTTCATTTAAAAGTGTTTGCTTGATTATTTCAATGTCAAACGTAAATTCGGTACATTCAAAAACTTCCTGAACGTTATCAAAAATATCAAATTTTGCTTTTTTGATATTCTGTCCTAAACTTTTTTGAACATTGTAAAAATCGGATGCCGAAATTTTGGAGTCCTTTGCGACTGCATACAGACTTATAAAATCATCAACGATAGCATCCTTAAATCTAAGCATAAATGGTTTAAATGTTTTTAAACAGGAAATAGCAGTAGTAATATTTCTGGGGTACATCATACCAGTATGAATACGCATTTGGCACAGATTGGATGCTTGAGTCATTGGTTCTGCTTGCTCCTCTAAAATCAAGACATCGTATTTCTTTTTGAGAAAGGTCGCAAGCATTAACCCATAAAAACCAGCGCCAACAACTATTGCTTTAGGTTTTTTAACCAATTTTCAATCTCCTTTTGTGACAATTTGGTACCAGAATAATTTTCAAGCGATATATTATGATTTATATTCGGTTGCATTCCAAATGGGAAATGAATGTTTAATATATTATACGATTTTTCGATTTCTTTAAAATCCTCATTGTTTTTTAAAATGGTTCCAAAATCAACGTGAATTCCATCAATTCCTAAACGTTTTGAAAACTCAATTAATTCTTTGTGAGTAGAAATAAAAGGGTCTTTTGAAATTGCTTCATACATAAGAATTTTATTTTTATCTTTACATATATAATAAAGTTCTTCAAAAAATTTTAAATTAGGTGATTTTCTAAATCTTGACATTCCAAACATCATTTTTGAAATGCCTAAATCATCGCACATTGTACAAGTTTCTTTAAGTTCGTTGATAAAAGATTTTCTATCATTGATGTTGGTCAAATCATAATCACCAACAATTAAGGAACCCATAGTTTCCATTGGGATATTCTCTTTAATTAGCTGAGGATTTTCAAGGTGACCTACATCTACCCTGAAGGATAGATGCTTCCATTTAGAAACTAATTCTAGTTCAAACATTTGGACTTGTGCGTGTAACACAAAAATCTTGAAGTTTGAAGGCTTTATACTCCGAGAGGTCCTTCCCAAGAGTTTGGTGAGATTTGTTGTAAACAACAGTCTCACCGAATTTTAAAATATTAATTGCTGAATTATAATCTCTATCAATAATATTACCACATTTACACTTTAGTGTACGATTGGTAACATCTTTCATTTCTGGATGCCTTTCTCCACATTTAGAACAGACCTGAGAGCTTGGATAATATTTGT